GCCTCAGGGACGCGGCGGACGGTGGCCCTGTGCTCGACCACGAGGCGGTCAGTGCTGGGGTCCCTGCGCTCTACGGAGGAGGTGGCCCCGACGGAGCCGGAGACGGAGGCGTTGACGGCGGCGTCCTCGGCGCACTTGCGGCAGTCGCCACAGGAGCCGTGCAGGAGGTCGGTGATCTCGAAGTGGGATGCGGGTGCGGTCATGGTGTGCTCTTTCTTGAAACTCAGTGGAGGGCGTTGGAGACGGCGGCGGTGATGACGGTGAAGGCGGTGGTCCCGCCGAAGAGGATCAGGCACTCGACGGCGAGACGGAGCTTGGACGGGCGGGGCATCTCAGAACCGCCCTGCGCAGTCCGGGCCGATGCCAGCGGCGCGGCTGGACTCGTCGGTGAGCGTGCGGTGGCAGCGGCAGCAGCGACCGATCTCGCGACCGAAGCGGAAGCCCGCCTCGTGGATGTCCTCGGCGATCAGGGCCATGACCACGTCGCGGCGTGCGCCACGGACGGAGTACCGCTCGTCGCTGGCGAGCTGGGAGAGGAACGTGCGGCCTGCCCAGCGGCCCTCGGTGGGGCGGTCCAGCTGGAAGAACGCGACGGCCTGCGTGTCCCCGGGGACGGAGACGGCGTAGTAGCCAGCGGGGATGTCGGCGTCGGGCGCGACGTCGAACAGGGCTCCCGTGGTGGGGGCGAGGACGGCGACGCGGGGGCGGGCCAGCAGGGTGTCGATCAGGGTGTGGGCCTGACGGGCGGTGAACCGGTCGAGGGCCTCGGTCACGAGCCCGGTGGTGTCGCGCTCGACGACCAGCGTCTGGAGCCAGCTCAGCTGGCGGGGGGTGATCGGGGCGAGGGTCCGGGTGGTGGTGCTCATGGTGTTCTCCTGCTTGGGCGTTGACCGCTTGATGTCTCTAGTATAGGACCATGGGCTGCTCGGTGTCAACTCGTTTCCGAAAACAACAAGAGCACCGGTCAGGTAGGTGGCCGGTGCTCTCGGTACTGGCTGGAGGCTCCACCCCCATGATGTCCCCAGCTGTCTCAGGTCAGAACGGGCTCCCTCCCAGAGCCTCACTGACCTCGCTCTTCACGGTGTCGACCCACTCCTCCAGCTCGGTCTGGTAGGTGTCCCACTCGTCGCGGGTCTGCTCCCAGTCGCGCCAGTCGTCGGAGTCCTGATCGTCCGGCTCGTCACCGGGCTCACCCTCGGAGGGCTCGTCGGGCTTGTCGGTGATGTCAGTGCTCTCCAGCTCATCGGCGAAGCTCTCCAGCTCGTCGGCCTGCTCGTTCAGCTCGTCGCTGGCGGAGGTGGCGTGCTGGAAGCCGTCCTCGATGTTCTGGGCGGACTCCCGCTTCTCCTCGGCCAACTCGCGGAACGAGGCGGCGGCGTCGTTCAGGATCTCCTGCACGTCGTCCACCTCGGACTCGGAGGTGATCTCCTGCTCCTCGGCGTCGTAGACGATCTGGGCGCAGCGGGCGGAGAGGCTGTTGGACAGCTCCCAGACCTGCCAGTCGGGGCAGGTGGCGCAGCGGTACCGGGTGGTGCCACCGTAGGGGCCGGACTTCGGAGTCACGTGCTTGTAGGGCTGGCCGATCTCGATGTCCTTGCCGCACTTCCCGCACTTCCGGGCGGGCAGCGGCTGGGTCTTGTCGGTGACGGTGACCTTCATGACCACCGGCTTGCCGGTCTTCGTGGTCTTCTGGCGCAGCTCACCGTCGCGGCCCTTGACCATGACGGGCGTGACCTTCTGCTCGCCGGTCGCCTCGTCGATGACGGGGACCATCTTGAAGCGGGGCTGGGCCTTGGCGACCCGGGTGATTCTGGCCATGACTGGCTCTCTCTCGTCTGGTAGGCGGGGGGTGCCCGCCTTGATGTCTCTATCTTAGGACCATCAAGGCGGGCGTGTCAACTGTTTCCGGAAACCCGCCTCAGGCGGAGAAGAATCCCTCGTGCTCGGAGCAGTACGTTCCCGTGGCCGCAACCATGGCAGCCATCACGAGCATCCCGGTACGGGAGGTCGGGCTGATGTCCTGCCCGAGCATGACGGCGATCATGTTGTCCTTGGTCACGCCCTTGTCGATGGAGCTGCACGTGGTGTGGCCCAGTGTGCGCAGGGAGGCCATCTCGGCTGCCGTCGGCGTCTCCTTGGACAGGATCGGGATCAGTGCATCGAACCTGTCGTCGGGGCTCTCAGACTCGACGGTGGCGTCCTCGACAGGAGCTGCCGCAGCCGTGGTGGCAGGCACTGCGGGGGCTGTCACCGCAGCGGTGACAGGGGCCGTGGTGGGCCTGCCCATGAGGGAGCCTGCTCCCATGAGCAGGGCAGCGAGCACCACCCCGAGGGCGAGCTTGACACCGCCACTCATCGGCTTCTTGGGAGCTGGTTCGGGCAGGGTGTAGTAGGGATTGGACATGGTGCCTCCTGTTGCGTTGACCTTGTTTTCTAAAACGTACTGGGTACTACTCGGCGGAGCGTTCCTCGACGAAGTCGGAGACCTCATCCCACAGGCTGGAGACCATCCGGAGCTTGTCGCGGCCCTCGGACTGCTCGTCCTGCCGGAGCTGGAAGGTGGGCCGGTGGATGTAGGTGTCGATCTCCTCGGTGATCAGGGCGTTCAGCGTGGCCGGATCAAGAGCGTCCAGCTCCCAGCTCTCGTCCCCGAAGCGCTCGATGTAGCCCTCGGCGCGGGAGTCGGTGAGCTTGGCCGGGTTCGGCGGCGGGCTGTACTGCTCGATCTGGTCATAGTTGAGCGCGATCCGCTTGACCGTGGTGCTGGCCCCGAAGAGCCGAAGGCGGTCCCGGATGTCCCGGGTCATGTCGATGCCGCTGGGGTCGTGGTCACCGAGGTGGACGACAACCATGTCCTGCCCCTCGTTCTCCCAGTACCGGTGGCGCATGGCGGCGGCGTGCATCTCCGACTGGGAGACGTAGCCACGGCAGGAGAAGTAGTTGCAGCCCCGGGCCTTGGCGGCGCGCTCGATGACTCCAGCGAGGGCTTCCTTCTCCACCCACACCTCGACGCGGGTGTCCTGCGTCTCCCACAGGTCGATGTAGAACTTGTCCACGACGGACTCGATGATGGCTGCCGGGTCGTCGTAGGTCTGGTTGCCTGCGAGGTACCGGGTGCGGTCCACGATGTAGTTCCAGTCCAGCAGACCGGCGCGACGGGCCTTGTCGATGACCGTGCCCAGCATCTTGTACTGGCGCTGGTTGTTCGGGATCTCGCCCCGGGAGACGAACTGGTAGTAGAGCTGCCGGAGCGTCAGGTCGTAGCCCTGCGCGCGGTAGTCGGCGCAGATCTGGTTGGCGGTCTGGATGAGGGCGAGAGAGGTGCCGGTGGGGTTCCAGTTCTCGTACTTGATCTTGGCCATGGTTGGCTCTCTTTGTCGAAACGATGGTGGTCCCCGAGCCGAGCACGGGCTGCTCGGCTGCGTGAATGAATCTCGGCTCGGGGTGTGTCCTTATCTTAGGACACGAATCAGTGCGGTGTCAACAGCTTGGGTGCCTTGCCCCGTGGGCGGTCGGCGAGGCGCTGGAGCACGGTGGCCCAGTTCTCGGCCTGCCATGCCTCCCATGCCCCTGCTCCGGCCTTGCTGACCACCTTGTGGCGGAAGACCTCCTCCAATGCGTGGTCGTGGTGGAACTTCAGGGCGTAGTCGACGTCGATCTCCACGTACTCCCGGCACTCGACGCACCACGCGAACGGAGGGTGCTCCCCGGCGTGAGCCACGAAGGCGCGGTCGACCGGGTGGTGGGTGCACTGCTCGGGCGGGATGCTCAGAATCATCTCTCAGCCGATCTTGGTGAAGCTGGTGAAGGTTCCGTCGGAGTGCTTGGCGGCGTGGTAGTCCGGTCCTTCGGTGGGGACCAGCTGGCCATCGACCTTGACCAGCCCAGCACCCTTGCGAGTGTTCCAGACCTTCAGGTCGAAGCTCGCGATGTTGGGATCGGCGAAGGCGTCGAGGACCATCTTGTCCACGACGTCCTTGCTCCGGAAGGTCAGCTCCCGGGTGGTCTGCTGGCCGTGGATGTGGGTGGCAGTGATCCGGATGAACATCAACGCACCTTCTTCTTGGACCACTTGGAGCGGCGGGCGTCCTCGGTACGGCGCTCGCGCGCCTCGGCAGCCATGTCCTTGGCGTAGTCCCGGCCCTCGTCGAGGTACTCGGTGATCGGCTCGTTCATGGTCAGTTCCCCTTGGAGCTGCGCTGGGCTTCCCAGCTGGTGAGCTGGGTCTTCTGGATGTCTTCGGGGAGGGCGTCGAACTCGTCGACCTCCATGAGGTAGCCGGACTTGAACTCGGAGCCCTGCGTGTCCAGCAGGGGACCGTAGGGGGTGACCGAGCCCTGCACACGCAGCATGTCGGTGATGGCAGCGGACCTGCCCGCGAGGAAGGCGGGGGTGGTCACAAGCGTCTGGTACACGTGGTTCGTCATGTCTCTATCTTAGGACCTGTCTCTACCTTATGTCAAGTAGTTTCGGGAAAGAGGTGATCGTCGTTGCGGCACTGGAGCTTCCCGCAGACCTTGCAGCGATCCTCGTCCCGACCCGTGGTGTAGTCGTAGCGTCCCGGCTGCCCCTTCTTGGGGGATGCTCCCCACTGTGCAGTCAGGGCGGAGTGCTCTTCCAGCCACTTGGCCTTGACCAGCTCCCACTGCCGGAGAGCCTCGCGAGCCTGCTCAGGGGTCGGGGGGACGTACCTGCGCTTGGACCTCTGGATGGTCTCCAGCAGGTCGTGCAGCCAAACCTCGTCAGCCTCATCCCACTCGTGGGGTGGAGTCCGGTCCCTGCTCGTAGCCCAGCGCAGGGCGAAGGTGGCCTCCTTGAGGAAGCGCCGCTCGATCCCGGCTGGGGTCTCAGCGAGCAGCTGCTCGGCCTCCTCAGCAGTCCCGGTCCAGAGGATGAGTCCCCAGACGTTGGACCAGTGCGGGCTGTCGAAGATGCTCACAACCCCTCCTTGAGGATGTCGCGGATGCGGGTGAGCTGGCTGAGGGACGCACGAGCGTAGGCCTTGAGCCCGTAGTTGTGCTCGACCCCCAACGTGCGAAGCTCGTCGCGAACCTCCTGTGAGGCGGCGTACTCGGCCCACCCCTGCTCGGTGTAGGCCGTGCGGGAGGAGCCGAACTTGACCCGCTCGTCACCACCAGCGATGGTGAAGGCGTGCTCACTCCACTTGTCTGCCTTGCCGGTGGAGCTGGCGTAGAAGTACACCCGGGAGACCCTGCTGACGATCAGCCTCTCGGCATTCATCTTGCGCCCCATGTCGTCGTAGGCGTAGATGACCTGCCCGACCTCGACGTGCATCTTGGGTCCGTCGATCATGTCAGAGCGCCTTGAAGGCTGTGGTGGCGGCGTCGACACGGGTGGCCGTACCGGGCAGCTTGAAGGTCACCATGTGCCACACGAGGGGGCTCCCGATCTGGCTGGTGAGCATCCCGTAGAGGGCGATGGCTCCGGTCATCATGCTGTAGGCCTCACGGATCGCCGCCTTGGACACCCCGTAGCTGGGGTGGTCCCTGCGGTTGCTGACCCGGCTGAGCATGGTGGAGGCGAGGGCGCGGATCTCGCGCTCGGCGAGGATGGTCTGTGCTTCGTTGAGGTCCATGGTTAGCCCACAATCCGGGGGTTGAGGACGGCGTCGCCGTCGTAGTCGAGGGCCAGCAGGAACTTGTTCAGCATGGAGGCGTAGATGTCGTCCAGCTGGAAGTGGACGGTGTCGCCGACCACGGAGCGGCGGGCGGCGTAGCGCACGTCGATGTTGTAGAGGTCGTTGGAGTTCAGGGTGACCGTGACCCGCATGATCCGGGCGGAGGAGCCCCGAGTGCCGTCCTTGCGGAAGGCGATGATCTTGGCGAGGAAGGTGTAGCCGGGGAGGAAGAGCCCAGTGCCGGGCTCGTTGGACGAGACGGCAGCGGAGTGGAAGCCGAGGCTCATCTTCACGCCGGTCTGGATCAGGCGGCTGATCTCGGCTGCCACCTCGTGGGCGGCGACGGTGTCGGTGCGGTTCATGTCTCTATCTTAGGACTAGGTTGGGCAGATGTCAACACGTTTCAGGAAACGAGCCTCAGCTCCCTTGGCAGGCGGTAGATGAACCGGAGCCTCTTGGGCCCACCCGCTGACAGCTCGATGACCAAGTCTCCGATGTTGAAGACCCGCCCGTACAGGCGGATGGGGCGCTCGTTCACAGTGAAGGGCTGGACCACCGGCAGGAGGCGCTTGTGTCCGTAGACCGTGGTCTCTACCAGCTCCCCCACCAGCGGCCACCACTCGTCCTCGGTGACCGGGGGAAGCTCAGGCATGGTTCAGGCACCACGTCGCCATCATCTCCAGCTCGCGGGGCCACATAGGCATGGCCGTGCGCCCGGTCGCGCCGATGTCCTCGTAGAGGTAGTCGCGATCCACCGCTGCGCCGGAGGCCAGTGAGGCGAGGGCGCTGCCGACAGTGCCGGAGGACTGCCACCACGACGCGATGGTCTTGGCTGCCGCGTCGGACAGCTCACCGTTCTCCGTGGGGATGGTGCCGAGGGCGACGGCGAGGATCTCGTGCCGGGCCTGCTCGGATGAGGCTGCGGGCTCGGTGATCTGGATGCTGGCCATGGTTCCTCCTGTTGTGCAAGCTGACCGCTTGATGTCTCTAGCTTAGGCCATGGAGATGTCCCAAGTCAAGCTAAGTGCGAGGTACCACCTCTCGCTCCCGGGGATCAACCAACTCGGTGGACGTCTCCACCTTCCCACCGTCAGGTACGTGACGGTGCCCGGCCCACTCGTGCCTCAGACAGTAGCCCTCGGGTGACGCTCGAAGGTGATGTGGATGTCATCGCTGGCCAGCCGGGCTGCGTCGAACTCGGCGAACGCCTCCGGGTTGTTGACTCCCATCGTGATCTCGCCAGTCGGTGTCGCCGACGCCCACTCCTTGTTCGCGCCGTTGGCGTAGGACGGGCGCAGCCTGACGGTGCCCTGATCGTCGCGTCCGGCGTACTTGGTGACCTCGGAAACGTAGAACCTCGCGGTGATGGCCATGGTGTCTTCTCTCTGTGTGGGGACGCAGTCGCGTCCGGTGTGGACAGCGGCTGCGAGCACCCCCTCTGGGGTCACCCGACCGAAGCCAAGGGTACCAGCATGGGACTCTGACCATGCTGATCTCAGCATCAGACGCAGTCGGTGTCGGCGAGCAGGTTCGGCTCGCGCTTGGGCATGTCCTGTGCGGCGGCGCGGATGTCGGGCCTCGGCTGGCACGCCTCCTCATCGGAGATCGGCTTGACGTCCAGCTCTGCACCGTTGAGGGAGATGGCTCCGACGGGGATCCCCAGCAGCATCTCCAGCACGATGTCGGCGTTGTCCACCACCCCGTAGCGTGGGTGCCGCCCATGCCCCTGAAGCTCCCCATTCTGCAACTGCCCCAAGGTGATGATCTGCTCAGGCCTGAGGCGAACCCCCATCAGGGTGGCCTGCCTCTTGACCCACCCGGCCTGCGGTGAGTTGGCGACGATCATGATGGCATCGGGATCGGCTGCGGTCAGCTTGATCATCTCGGAGGTCTTGCCTCCGGCGCGGCCCCTGACCACGACCCGGATCATACGACCACCTCAGTTCCGAGATCCACGATGAAGCGGATCTCCTCACCGTCAGACTCGACCGTGACCACGTCGTCGAACGTGCGGTTCGGGATGCTCGCAGCAATCAGGTACTGCTGGACCCCAGCGAGCATCTTGGACACCTCAGCCCAGTTGCTGGGTGTCGGCAGGAAGAAGACCTTCTGGGTGGAGCGCTCGATGCGCTCGGAGTAGTTGGCCATCAGGCCTCCTCAGAATCATCTTCGGTGTTGACGGTGATCGTGTACTGGCCATCGAGCCGGATCCACTGCTCGCCGGAGCCGAACACGGGGGCGGCGCAGATCGTGTCCCGGCGCAGGTCGAGGTCCGACAGCTGGGCGTCCCGGTACACCATGGTGGCGTTCGGAGCGGCGAGGAGGGCCACCTTGCCGTCTTCCAAGAGGATCTCCATGGTCAGGCTCAGGCCCCTGATCGGGGGCTGTGCCGAGACGAAGCCCTGAGGCAAGTGGGTGTCCCTGTGGTGCAGCTGAGCTGCCTCGAATCCCTCGGCCATCAGAAGTCCTTCGGGTGCTGGAGGATGGTGCGCCGGGCCATGAGCAGCTCGCCCAGCATGTTGATGCCCTTGCCGCCACAGGTGCGCCGGGTGCACAGGCAGCTCCCCCAGAAGTTGTCGTGCCAGTCGTTGATCTCGATCAGCATGGTGCTGTCCGTGTCGATGAGCATGGCCGCGAGGTTGGGCAGGATGGGGCGGAAGGGGAGGCTGAACTTGGCCGAGATGACCATGGACATGGCTGCCACACGGCCACCTGCTTCCCAGCCCTCCCGCAGGGGTGCCTTCCGGCCCAGCCCCTTGGCCTGCCCCGGGGTCGTTGCCTTCAGGATGGCCTCACGGGTGGCCGTATCGACCGTCTTCAGGGCGTTGTAGGCGTGCTCCCCTGTGGGAGCCATCATGCCCAGCCTGCCTATCCACAGGGGCTGCTCGTAGAAGTTCGACAGGAAGAAGTAGTCACCCCGGAACCCAGACTCGGTGAAGCTAGCCATCAGAGTTCGTCCAGCAGGATGTCGATGTCGCTGACCACGCCGGACTCATCGTTTTCGGAAACGTCCTTGACGTGGGAGATGGTGCCGGTGTCGTTGAGCTGCCACGTCCGGGCGAGGTTGACCAGCAGCTTCTCCTGCACGGCGTTGGCGAGGTCCTCGATGGTGTAGCCCTCGAAGGTCAGCTGGGACGCCAGCACGATGAGCACGTCGGCGGCTTCCTTCAGCTTCTCGTCGGTGTCGTGCTCGGCCTCAAGGAACTCGGTGACCTCCTCGGGCAGCTTCAGCTCGGGCTGGGCGGTGGTGTGCGTGGCGTAGAGCGCGACCCACTCCACCAGTGTCTTCTGGACCTCGTCCCAGATGGCGGCGCGGGAGAGCTTGGCGGCGACGGCGTCGGCGATCTCAGCGGCAAAGAGCGGAGGGTTCTCGACGGTCATGACGATGTTGAGGGTTGCAGGATGTGCCATACCTACTGGTACGCCGCAGAACCGGGGATCCGCAGTCGATCTTCAGAGACATGTGCAACCACGAAGGAACCCCCGCCTGTGGATGGACGCTCGTCTGCCACCAGAAGGCAGGCCACCCCGGCTCCCATCAGGCCTACTGGTCCGACCGACTGTGGGAATGGGACACAGCCCCGCTCCTCGTAGGCGCAGCTAAGCCCTGACTCCCCTACGGGGGGGATTAGGGGAGTCAGGGCTCGCGATTAGTCTACGGCAACTATTACCTACCGATGAGCGTTCAGGTACTTCTGGAAAGCAGTCGAGGTCTTGGGACCCCAGTCGCCGTCCTTGGACACACCGATCTTGGACTGCAACGCTCCGATGACACCGGAGTTCAGGACGTCACCGTCGCTGTAGCCGAGCCACTTGCGGAGCGCGCGGTAGGTCTGGCCCCCGGTCTGGCCATCGATCTCGACCCCGAGGAACTCCTGCACCCGCTTCCACGACTTGGTGCCGAAGTCACCGTCCACCGCGAGTGCGGCGGGCTTGCCGTAGGCCGACAGGAACGCCCGGTAGGCCGACAGTCGAGCGTCCCAGCCAGCCGGGTACTTCTCGCCGGAGGCGGTGCCCATGTTGACGGCGGTCTGGACCCTCTGGAAGTCGCCGGAGTTGCCGTAGCCCCACAGCTTGCGCGCTGAGAAGTACCAGATGCCTCCGACCCACGCCCACCCGAGCTTGCCGAGTTCATCCGGGTGGTCGACGAACAGGTTGGCGTCGGTGATGAGACCCCGGCTCTTGGCCCAGACCCCGAACGCCGCGTAGTTGTCCTTCCACGTGATCTGCTCGAACGACCGGCCCCGGTAGGGGTCGTAGCGCTTCTTGTCCGCGCCGTACTCGACGGTCGTGGCCAGCCATGCAGACTCCTGAAGCATCGTGCCGACCCACGCAGCGACGCCGTGACGGGTCAGCTTCTGACCCTTCAGCGCCACAGTGGCCATGGCCGCGAGGTCCTTCAGCGAGGTGGCGGTGTAGACCCGCTCACCCTTGGCGTTGTACCCGGTGCAGACCTTCGCGCGGACGGTGCTCGAACCGGCAGCCTTGAGTGCGGCAGCCAGCTGGGCCTCGGTGATGACGATGCCGGGGACCACGACAGGCACCGGCTTGGTGACGGTGGTGTACTGCGGGCGGATGATGTAGGTCCAGCCACCGGGGCGGTTCGCCAAGGTCCTGAAGCCGACCTCCTTGCCCGTCTGGTCTCCAGCCTTGCCACCGGATGCGCGGCCACGCTCGTCCTGATGGGCCGAGAACATCTTGGTCTCGCTGTAGACGAACTCGACGTGATGGCCCGGGGTCAGGAGGAAGTCGCCGACCTTGACCTGCGACATCGACTCGAACCGGATGACCTTGCAGCCAGCGGCCTTCATCTTGATGGCGTAGTTGCCGGTGTAGAACGTGCCGGACAGGACGACCGGGATACCGGCCTCCTTGGCGATGGCTCCACACACGGTCGAGCAGTCACCCTCGGTGGCTCCGAGCACGAGCTTGCCGTTGCGGTAGAAGTCCCACCGTTCGCCTTGGTCGTAGCCGATGTTGGCGACCTTGTCGAGCCGCAGGCAGAAGGCCTGTGCGTCCGCGAGGAGGATCATTCCGGCATCCCGTCGGTGCCCTCGATGGAGGGGTCGGCAGGCGGCTGGTTGGCTTCGAGTTCCTCGTCGGAGATCTCTTCGTCTTCGATCTCTTCGACCGGCTCAAGCTCGGGACTCAGTGCAGGGTCTATGGACATGCCATAGAAGATCGACCTAGCTCTAGCCCAGCACCTTGACCATGCCGTTGGGCAGCGGCTTCTCGGCCACGACCACCTTGACCGGCTCCTGATCCATGAAGACCGCTGCGACCTCCCTCAGGAGGGCTCCAATGCCCCTCAGGCTCTCCGGGAGCGTGTCCCCTGCCGCCAGTCCACCTGCGGTGACGTCGACCACTGTGGCCCCGTCTGGGTCCGTGCCGAAGCGCATCAGGATGGTGGGAGGCAGGCCGTCACCGAGGGTGATGTCGGTCTTGGCGATCTTGCCCGAGCCGGTGGGGTAGACAGCTCCCCGGACCCGCCATGCGACAGGCTCCAGCGGGATGTTTTCCTCGGCGTGCTTCTTGCTCATCAGAACAGTCCTTCCCAATCAAAGTCGATGTTTTCTGAAACGGGTTCCGGAGCTGGCTGGATGGGGACGCGGGGCTCCTCCCGCTTCACCCACGGCAGCCGGATCGAGCTGTACCCACGAGCCTTGGTGGCCTCGAAGTAGCCCTGCTCCAAGATCCCGGCGTGCACCATGGCAGCCATCAGGTTGAGGTACTGGCCCCAGTCCATGGGGTGATCGATGATCAGGTGGTGGTGCCCCGGGGTGGTGGAGGGCAGCAGGATGCACGGGATGTCGAGGTCGAGCACCGGGGCGTGCTGGCAGGCCCCTCCCACGAACTCCTGCTCCTCGTCGTAGAGGAACTCCGGCAGCTTCGCCTCGATCACGGAGGTGATGACGTTGGCCTCCTCGACCTCGGCCACCACCGGCTCGTCGTAGCAGTTGTAGGCGTGGCCCTGATCGGAGAGCTTCTTCTTGGCGACGAAGTCAACCTTGCGCAGGACGCGGCGCACAGCACCGGGAACGTCGGAGAGGGTACGGATCACTGGAGCACGTCCACGACAACACCCTTGACGCAGTAGACCCACGTCTCGGCGTTGAAGGGGCTCAGGGGCAGGAAGCCCAGCGTGACACAGGCTGCCTGTGCGTCGGCCTTGGAGGGGGTTCCCGGTTCGCCGCTGGTGTTGGTCACCGACATCACGTCGCCCTTGACGCAGACCCACTGGTTGTTGTCGCCGACGAAGACACGGTTCCCGCCCGTGGCGCACTCCGAGACGAACTCGTTGCGGTGGGTGGCCTTCTCGTCGAGGGTGGCCAGCACGGACTGGATGAAGACCGCAGCTCCGAACGCGGCGAACAGCAGGACGATCCACACCCCGATCCGGTTGACCATCTTCAGCATGAACTTGCGGCGGTCTGCCCTGTCCTGAATCAGTGCATTGCTCCGGTCGGCGGCGACCGTGTGCTCAGCGGCCATGGAGTCGTGCTCAGCAGCAGCCGCGTGCTGCTCGGTGACGGACGCATCCACCACCGCCGCCACGGCCTTCTCCACGGTTGCTTCCACGGCCTTGGATGGGGTCACAGTCCCCGGGTGGTCTTCATTGCTCATACTCACTGGTACGCCTCTCTTGGTGCATTACGCAGAACCGCCCCCGAACAGCCTCATACGAGGGCGGGGGCGGTTCTTCCTGTAGGTAGCGAATCTCAGGTCAGTGGGGGGTCCTCTTCGTCCACCGACGCGGCCCGCTCCGGGGCGTAGTCCTCAACAATCTCAACCGTAGGGATGCTGTTGTTCGTGATGACGATGGTCCCTGCGGGAGCGACCACGACTGCCGGGGAGGAGGCCACGTTCACACCGGGGATGACGATCAGGGAAGCCTGCATGGCAGTGGCTGCTGCGGAGGCGAAAGCGCCCAGCAGGAGGGTCGTCCACGGCACGTTCTCAACCAACAGGATGGTGCCAATGCCAGCGATCATGAACTGGGTGAACTGGCGGATGAACCTGCTGCCAAGGATCTCCCAGAAGCCCGCATTGGGTCCCGGTTCAGGGAGCCCCTTGAAGGAGGTCAGCACGGTGATGATCAGGACCAGAACGACCTGCGACACCACCGCCAGCGGGAGGATGGGGATGCCTGCGGAGTAGGCCAGCAGGAAGGGGAACACTGCCGCCACGAAGGTGCGGAACAGTGCGAAGCCGATTCCTTTCCAGAAATCCGGCGTGAGCAGTACGGACAGGGATGTCATTGGGTCCTCTTCTTGTACGTGGTCAGTCCTTCACACCCATGAAGATCGACTCAGCGGTGATCCTCGAAGAGAGTGGGCTGGAGGTGACCTGCCCGAGCAGTGACGATCATCTCGGCGGCGTTGTCGCTGGCCTTCTCCAGCAGGTCGGCCAAGATCACCGGGACGTTCTCCAAGTGCTCGTTCAAGGCCCCCTGAGTTTCCTTCATCCCGGAAGTAAGAGAGGCGACATCGACCTGTGTTTTGGCCACTCCTTCATTGAGAGTGGCGACCTCCTTGCGGAGGTTCTGTAGCTCTTCTGCGAGCTTCAGTTCGGAGCCATGGTTCGGGGTCACCTGCGACTCGATGGCTTCCAGCTTGGCGGTGTTCTTGATGATCTCGTCGCCGTGATCCTTGAGGGTGGCCATGACCCCGGGACGCCCATCGACACCCTTCCGGTCAGGCTCTCCGTTCCAGTCCTCGAAGAAATGCTTGAGTCCCACAGCCAACGGGGAAACGAACCTCCACGCAGCCACGATGGCCCCGATCCCGACCAGAACAACAAAGATCTGACCGACAGTTATGTCCGCCAACCACTGCGGGATGTTGGACAAGTTGGACCCCTCCTGAATGTGCTTTCCCACCTCAGAAGATCGGCCCGTGATGATTTCTACTCAGGGGCTGGTAGCGATCTCACCCAATCACGGTAGCTCTGGGCCTCACGGAGGTGGGCCTCCACGTCGTTGAAGGCGCGGTGCACCTTGGCGTCCCCGTAGCTGGCGAGCTGGGGGTTCACCACGTACTGGCCTGCGGCACTCGCGATGCACCTGCGGAAGATGCCCCAGTCGTAGGGGTAGTAGGCCAGCCAGCTGGCGACCTTGGGCATCTTGGCCTTGACCAGTGGGTGGTCGAACGCAGCCACGCCGGACCCTGCGATGGCCCACATGCCCTTGGCCACGCCCGTCTCGGTGAGCCACTCGTCCAGCTCGGTGTCGATGTCGGCCAGCGTCTGGGTGGCGCGCGAGCAGTCCACGATCAGACCGTTCTCCTTGTGCATCTCCCGGGTGATCTCGTTGGCACGCAGGGAGTCCGCAGCTGCCATGGTGAGCTTGGTCACCGCCTGATACCCACCACCGCCGAACTCGGTCATGATGTTCAGCCCGACGTCGGTGAGGATGACCCCCACCTCCAAGATGTGCACCCCGGTGAAGTCGATGATCTCGTCGTGCTCGGTGGGCAGGGTGGTGGACTCGACGTCCAGCCAGAAGCAGTGGGTGGCGGTCGGGAACTTGCTGGACATCGGGTGCCTCTCGATTCATGAAACGGTGCTGGGCCCCCACCCCCTACCCCTAGATGGATGTGATGGGGCCCAGCACCGGGCTTGACTAGCTGGCGATCATCACCAGCGGCTCGTACGGGTTCAGCTGCTCGGCGTCAGCAGCGTGACCCTCGCGCCAGACACGGGCCTTCAGGGTGTCGAAGGTCGTGGTCGGAAGGGCTCCGCCGATCCGCATCAAGCGGTCCCGGCGACGGTCCTCCATGTCGGACTCGTTGGCCACCTCGGTGATGGCCTGCATGATGTGGTACATCGTGATCTCGCCCATGCCCACCAGCCGCGTCATGATCGACTCGCGCTGGCTGACCGGCACCTCGTACTGGGCGAAGATCTCGCGGAGGACGTCCGGGGTGTTGCCGGTGACGTTGAGCTGGGTCAGCGCCTGCACCTGATCGAACATGTGCTCCATGCCACCGAGGATCTCGTTGACGGAGGTGCGCGCCCACTCGTAGACGTCCTCCTCCTGACCGTCGCGGCGACGGCTCCAGCTGCCCAGCGAGTCGAGCGTCGTGGTGCAGCCGTTGGTGCACCACCAGCGGAACATGAAGGCCTCTTCCGAGGTCTGCGTCTTGCCGATCAGGGAGTTGGACAGGTGGATCCCGGCCAGCCACGTATCCCACGAGCCCTCGGGGATGTCGTCCATGTTGGTGTCGTCCATGACGCGCTCGGCCTCGGGGACGATGAGCCGGATGTCAGTGCGCAGCAGCGAGTTGGCGTACTTGTAGTCGGCGTAGATCGGGGTGTTGGCCCCATGGATCTCCTGAATGCCCTCGACCACGCTGTTGAGCAGCTGGATGTTGGAGAAGGGGACCAGCGTCGGACGGGTGAACGCACTGATCCGGTCGGCGACGGACAGGACCTTGAAAGCCTCCGAGCCCATGCCGGTGGAGTAGTGGTGGTTGAGCAGGCCCTCGGCGAAGTTGGCCGGGATCTTGCGCATGTAGGCACCCGGCAGGCCGAAGTTGGCACCGGCCTGAAGGACGGCCTCCTTGGTCATCTGGCGGTCGGTGCCGTTGATGGTCATGGTGACGTCGACCGGAGCAGTACCGGCGACGGTCTCGATGCCGTGGGCCCAGTCCGGGGTGAAGCGGAAGCGGACCTTCGACTCGTTGTCGATCCGCTCGTCGGTCAGCGGCTCCGTCTTCTGGAGCTGCTGGGTGATCTCTTCGATGGACAGCAGCTTGTGCGCCATGTCCGAGAGGGTAACGGTGGCCATTACTGGCTCCTTCCGTGCTGTCTTGAGCTGTCTAGGTGACCGCTGTTTCTAAAAAGGACGATAGCACTACCTGTTTCAAGAAACAAGTCCTGCCTAGATGTCGATCCTGTTGCCTGCCGTTGAGGCCCCGACCAGCTCGTCCAGCTCAGCGCCGTCGATGCCATCTTCGTCATCGTCCTCACTCTCTGGTACGCCCAACTTGGCCACGGACGCAAGTGAGGCCACGTTCTCCAGTGCGACCACCTTGGCGAGGTCGATCATCGCGGTCCTCCACTCGGTGTGGGCGTCGGCGCTGGAGAAGACCCGAGCCTCCCCGTGGAGGTAGGGGCGCTTGGTCCCGGTGGTCTCCCGGCCCATCCACTCGGCGGGGATCTCCTCGATCAGGTTGTGGAAGTAGTACCTGCCGTTGGCGTAGATGATCTTCTTGTTGGCCAGCAGGATCTGCATGGCGGTCCAGAAGTCGTCGAAGCCCCTGCCGAAGCGGACCCGCACGATGCACTCCCGGAACGGCGGAGCGACCTTGTTCTTGACCACCTTGACCTTGACGTCGGTGGCCACCGGGATCTCGATCTCCTGCTTGGTGAGGGCGTCGATCATCTTGCCCTTGACGTTGCGGATCTGGCGGAACTGGAGCCGGACGCTGGCGAAGAACTTCAGCGCCTTGCCCCCCGGGGTGGAGGTGGGGGCGGGCATCCCGGGCCGACGGTTGCCACCCATCTCCATGGTCTCGATCTCGTGGTTGATGAAGATGACCGTGCCGTTGTTGTTCTTCAGCACGGCGTTCAGGTTGGTGCCGAACACCTTCATCAGCTTGGCCTGCACCGCCGGGAGGGACTTGCCCACCGAGTCGGCCTCAGCCTGCGCGGAGGGGGTCATGGCCGCGACGGAGTCGACGATGGCCAGCCGGACCTCACCGGTCTTGAACGCCTCCATCAGGAAGTCCGCGCCCTCCTCCAGCATGTCGGGCTGGCCGAAGAGGAAGGACTTGTGGCTGGTGTCGAGCCCCAGCGCATGGGCGTACCCGGCGTCGAAGGCCTGCTCGTAGTCGAGGTAGATGATCGAGTCGTCCGGGCCGATCCCACGGGAGGGGTCTCCGCCGCTCAGGATGACCCGCTGCATCTCCACAGCGGTCTGGATGCCCAGTGTTGTCTTGCCCGAGCTGGGAGGCCCGTAGAACTCCACCGTGCGCCCCATGGGGACGCCGCCACCGATGGCGTGGTTGATGGCGATGTTCCCGGTGGAGATGAACACGGTGTCCGTGGCGATGGAGTCCAGCGTGCCCACCGCGAGGTTGTACTTCTTCTCGGACTGGGCCAGCAGGAGGGCGAGGCCGGAGACCTTCGGTTTTGCGACAGCCATGAATCCTTCTCAGAGTGAGGCGGTGGAGACGCCGGGCATTCCCGACAGCTCCTCGAATGTGAACCGGCTACAGAACTCAGCCATCAGGAATGCGGAGATGTAGTCGGTCATCGACTTCTCCAAGACGTTGGTGTTCTTCTTGAGGACCTTCTTGCCTTCCGGCAATCCGGAGACGTATTCGGAAACAAGATCCGGGGGTGTGTAGCCCAGCCTTTCAGCGTGGATTCTTGCCGTCTCGATTCGCTCTTTGTCGGAGGCGGATTTCGTCAGGCCCTTGGTGGTCGCTACCTGAATGCCCGGGTAGTCCTTCATCCACACGGAGGGACCCATGAACAGGGTCTTGCTCACGCTCTGGGTGACCGACAGGTAGGACAGCAGGGCTCCCTGCAACCGCAGCACGGGCTTGATCATCATCTGGTTGGAGATGCCGTAGGGCACGTCCTCCACGACCACGATGTCAGCTTCGTCGGCGGCGTACGCGATCTCCCGGAGGAAGCGCAGTGGGGGCTTGTCCCGGGAGTCGAACTGGGCGGTGACCCCACCACCAGCCCCCCGCAGGATCACTGCGGAGAGCTTGGCGGCGAGATCCACCGAGAGGATCAGGCTCACACCAGACCAGCGAGCAGGTCGTCGAAGTTGTCGACGGCGGGCTCGGCAGCAGCCTTGGCAGGGGCCTTGGTTGCAGCCTTGGCGGGGGCCTTCTTGACCGGCTCTGCCACCTTGGTCTCCTCCAGCCCCGCAAGGAGGTCGTCGGAGGTTTCCTCGGTGGCTTCCTCAGCCAGCTCCTCAGCGGGCTCTTCGACCGGCTCCTCAGCCGGGTCGTCGCCGATGCCTGCGAGCAGGTCGTCGGTCAGCACGTCGGGCAGCTCATCGAGCATCTCCCCCGTGTCGAGGTTGACCTCGTCGTCGCTGATGCCAACGCCGCCGATGCCATCCAGCAGGCCGTTGAGGTCGTCTTCCAGACCCTCGGTGGATGCAGCCTGAGCAGCCACACCCTTGACCTGATTCCACGCCTCCATGACGGCGGCGATGTCCTGCTGGACCCACTGGAGCTGCTTCGGCGAACCGCAGGCGATGGTCAGATCGGGGATCTGGTTCTCGCGGAAGGAGAGCGCCGTCATGGTCTGACGCTCCTTGTCGCCCAGCCACTCGGCGTTCGCCGCGACGGCGATGTCGAACTGCTGGAAGTTCTCGCTGGAGCACGGGCCGAGGAGCAGGTCGTGCTTGCGCAGGTCGGTCCACTCCTTCTTGGCGTCGATCAGCTTGTTGAACACCTTGTCGGCGAAGCCCCACACGAGGACCTCGACCGAGTACGGCGTCTGGAGCGTGGTGGTCCCGGCCTTGGTGCGGTAGCGGATCACGTGCATGGCGTAGCGGCGCTGCGGCTCCTGCGCGTAGTCGGGGAAGTCCTTGGCCAGCTTGCACATCGGGCAGTTCTTGGGGTCGCTGCCCTTCTCGCCGAGGATGGTGGCGTCGCCCATGCAGATCGCCTTGGTGATGAAGTCGGTCTTGTAGTCCTCGAACGTGGACTTGTCCTTGCGCTCCTTGGTCTCCATCTGCACGACGCCGTTGATGATCTGCGGCTTGCGGAGGGTGTGGACGAACTCCATGACGGGGTTCTCCAGACCAACGAGGATGCGGGCGCGCTCCCCGTTCTTGAGCTTGAGCTTCGGGTAGTCGTAGTTCGTGACTGCAACCCTGTTCTCTTCCTCGAATGTGACTCTGGGCATCTGTCTCTTTCTTGTTTCCCGGGAGCCGGATAGTTCCGGACTCGTTGGCTTCTAACTAATGGTACGGATCAGCACTGACAATCCGCAGAATGACGTCACCGTTCCAGCGAGGACTCGAACTGGAGGGCGTGGAGCGAGGCGCGCAGGTCCTTGCGGATGGCGTCCAGCTGCCAGTGAACCTGTGAAATCACTTCGTGGGCATCATTGGTAACCGATACCAATCTGTCCCTAAGATAAGCCACCCTTCTTTCCTCAAACGAATCCAGCTTGGCGTCGGCTGCCCGCTCGGCGGCGGAGGAGAACTCGGTCCTCTTCGCCCCCCGGATCTGGGTGGCCTGCATCAGGGCTCGGTCAGCGGTGAAGGCTGCCTCCTCCTTGGCCCTACGTGCCCGGCCCCGAGCGAGGGTGACCTTGCTCAGCAGCTCGTCGACCCGGTCGGCGCGTGCCCTGACCCGCAGCAGCAGGTCGGTCATCTCCGCGATGCTCTCCTGCTCAGCACCGCGCAGCCTGCCCTTGGGGTCCCCTGCCTCACCGTGGCGAAGCTCCAGCGTCTCAGTGACCCACGCCATGATCTGGGCCTCGAAGTCGGACTCGTTGCTCATACCAGCATCCCTGCCATCACGTCGTCGGCGTCGGCCACGTCGTCAGCGATCACCAGACCGGCCCCTCCGAGGATGAGGCTGATGGCTGGCTGATCGTCCGGGGAGATCCGGAACGTGCCGTCGAGCGTGACGACACCCTCCGGGGTCTCGACCTTGACCGTGTCCACACCCTGCCGGAAGTCGAGGTAGGTGGTGAACTTCAGCCACTGCTCCTCGTCGGGCATCTCGGAGATGGTCACCGTGGCGGTCTTGGGGGGCAGCAGTGCGGCGTTGTGCTCCGCGCTGTGGAACCACCCCGGGTCCTCCTCCTCAGGCTCCACAGCGGCAACGTCGGGCTGCTGGGAGGCATCTGCGGGTTCGGGCAGGGAGAAGTCTGGGTTGCGGGTGGCGTAGTACGGGGCGGAGAAGCCGAAGAAGCCTGCCTCCCACGCGTAGTACTGGTCCAGCACCTCGTGCAGCGTGGAGCCCTCCCAGTAGTGGGACTCCTTCAGCCACGGCAGCTCCACCTCGATGTCGAAGCTCTTGATCTGCTTGTTCTCGTCGAGCCGGACCTCGGTCTGGGCACCCCACTGGTAGCCCTCGTGCCAGTCCGCCCGGATCTCCAGCGGGAAGCCGGGCACCGGGAAGTTGACGCAGGGCTCGATCAGGTCGATGACCTGCTGGGTGGAGACGGACTCGTGGACGAGGAACTCCAGCGCGTCGTGGACGGTCAGGGTCATCCGGACGAGGTCCTCCAGCCCGGCCTCCTTGATGGCCTTCTTGGCACGGACCATGGCGATCTTGAGGATGTCGGCGGCGGTGCCCTGAATCGGTGCGTTGACCGACATCCGGTCACCCTTGGCCTTGATCCACTCCTTGGGCTGGTAGTGCTCCCAGATGGTGTAGAGCCGACCGAAGTGGGTGCGGACCTCCTTGGACTCACGACCGTGCGCCTTCTGGCTGGCGATCCAATCGGCCAGCGCTGGGTACCCAGCGAAGTAGTCCTCCAGCATCTGCTCGGCGTCCTCCTTGGTCACCGGGTCGGAGGGGCTGGTCAGCATCTCGGCGATGTTCCCTGCACCGGACCCGAAGAGGGTGGCGAAGTTCAGGGTCTTGGCCGACTGCCGCTGCTTCTTGGTGACATCTTCGAGGCTGACCTTGAAGGTGGCCGAGGCGGTGGACTTGTGGAGGTCGAGCCCGTTGTTGAAGGCGTCGATGATCTTGCGCTCACCGGACAGGGCCCCGGCGATCCGCATCTCCACGTTGGCGTAGTCGAAGCCGACGATCCGGAAGTGGTCCGGGGAGATGAACAGGTCCCGGAAGTTGAGGTCGAAGGTGAGCCCGGACAGCAGCTGGAAGTGGTACGGCTTGGGCCACTGCTGGTAGCTGACCTGATCCACCGAGAGCCGCCCGGTGAGGGCACCGAACTGGTTGTGGTTGGGGAAGACGTAGCCGGTGCCGGAGTAGCCCAGCTCGTTGATGAACTTGGTCAGGTAGGACCCGTTGAGCTTCACCACCTGCCGGTACTCAAGGATCATCTTGATGATCGGGTCGGACTTGGCAATCACCTTCAGGGCGTCGTCGCTGGTGCTGGGTGCCCCGGTCTTCTCCGAGCGCACCTTCACTGGCAGGCCGAGGCCGTCGGGCTTCTCGTCGAACAGGACCTTGGCCAGCTGCGGGACCGAGTTCAGGTTGATGTTGATGGTCTTGTTCAGCCGCTTGCCCAGCTGGTCCTGAATCTCCTCACCCATGAGGGTGGCGAAGCGCAGGGCCTCCTCGGACTTCTTGCGGACGTTGGGCCAGTGGAAGAACATGTTGCCGGAGGCGACCCCGGTCTCCGGATCGATGACCCCGGCCTCCATCTCCACCAGTCCCGGGAGCAGGGCCATCTCGGTCTTGAAGATGAACGTGTCCTTGAGGGCCTCGTAGTGCTTCTCCCAGACCATGAAGGAGGCGACGGAGTCCTCACAGGCGTAGCCCACGATCACGGGGCTGTAGGAGTTGCGGGTGTTGAACCGGATGTACGGCTTGCCACCCCGCTTCATGGCCGGGCCGAGGTCGGTGTCAGTGGTGGGGAAGAGGTCGTCGAAGTGGGTCATCTCCATGCCGAACGCGGCCTTGGCCACCGACTTCAGGTCCTTGCCGACGCGGAGCGGGTCGTAGCAGGCGGCGAGCCAGACCAGCAGCATCGTGTCAGCGAGGATCGGGAACATGCCCTTGGTGCGTCGGATCTCTTCGCCCAGCTCGTCGTCGTTCCACAACGTTTCACGAAACCACCGGGACATGCCCTTGAGTTCGTAGGCTGCGTTGTGGGCGATCCCCTGCCCGGAGCTGAGCAGCCGCCACAAGGCGCGGGCCACCGGGACGATGTCGTCGATGTTGCCGCCGCTGTCGTGGGCGAAGGGGATGTAGCGGGCCCACTCGGTGGAGACCGTGAAGGAGATGCCGACCACGAGGTAGTCGGGGTGGTACTGCTGGAGGGAGACACCCTTCTTGTCGTCCCCGGTGTAGCCCGCCTCGATGTCGAAGTCGAAGGGCTTACCGCTGGCTGTGATCCGGTCGATGAAGGAGACCGCACCCTTGGACCCGTAGGCCTCCCGGAGGGCTCCGTAGTTGCGAGTGGTCACTTGGTCGGCGGGAAGGTGTAGGTGTTCTGGGTCAGGGGAGCCTGCGGGACCTCAGCTGAGCCCGCACTCTTCATGGCTGCCTTGACACCTGCTCCTGCCACCGCGATGGCGAACGACAGCGGCACGGCCAGCGCTACGAGAGCGATGCCTGCCTGCGCCAGCAGGATCCAGTACGTTGCCCAGTCCATGTCAGTTCTCCTTGATCTGCGGGGTGCTCCACTTACTGGTACGCCTCACCAGAACGCCACGACAACTTCGAGCAGACCCGTTGTCTGCCCGGAGCGGTAGGCCTCGTCGACCACGGCCAGCGTCCTGCGGATCGCGAGCCTGCGCTTGGCGTTGTAGTGCTTGGAGACGTTCATCAGCTCGGTGAGCAGGAACGCCTGCGGACCCAGAGCCTTGGCCATGTCGCCGGGTGACTTGTGGTCCACCTGCATGTCATGGATCATCCCAGCCTTGTCGAGCTTCGCGTCCAGCAGGCCGATGATGCGCCCGACCTCCTCGCGAGGGATCGACTCGGCGGCGAGCAGTGCGGTCTTGCGGTCCAGCGCCAGCAGGGCGTCGGTGAAGCTGTCCCGGGGCTGCTCGGCCAGCAGGGTGTTGACCACTGAGATGGTGATCTCACCGGGGAACACGGCGAGCTTCAGGCAGATGTCGCGGACCAGCCGCAGGTTCCAGTTCGAGCGGGTGAGCAGGTGCCGGGCGATGCCGTCCCGCATGGGGGCCTTCGACTGGACCCACTCCACGGAGCGCAGCGCGGTGGCCGAGGTGAACGGCTTGCACTCCACCACGTGGCCCTTGGATCCGATACAGGCTATGTGCGGGAGGGGCTCCGGGCGGGTACCGTGTCTGCGCTCCTCCGGGGTGGGCTCGGTCTTCGGAACAGCCGCCTCGGAGGAGACCATGACCACGTAGGTCCGGGGGTTGCGCGAGCGGTCCTTGACCCACTGCACGAAGCGGTCCCACTCATGGATCTTCTCGACGTGCCGGACGATCACCAGCCGGGGTGAGGTGTCCATCGGGTGCTGGTCCAGCGCGGCCCAGATGTCCCGCTCAGAATCATCTCCGGCCACGAGGCTGACCCGGTTCCACGGCTCGGGGGCGAGGAACTCCGAGACGCTCCGGACGACCTCCTCCACAAGCACGACCTCCGGCCCGCACACCCACGTGATCTGCCGGGGCTCAGGGGTCTTCTTGGTCCCGGTCAGCCAGCCACTGAAGGTGGCGATGTCAGACCTCCCTCTTCTTACGAGGACGACGCTTAGCATCGTTGATCCTCTGACACCCCAAGCAGTACGGAGCGCCGGTCGACTTGATCCGCTCGAACTCAGCGCGAAGGTGGAGACCTCTCTTGCACATCTCTGTCCGGTGGACGTCGTGCATCCGCTGGCGGTTGACCTTCAGGGTCACGAGTTCAAGATGACCTTCCCTGACGCAGTCCCGCTGCAAGCAGAGGTGGTCAATCTCGTCCTCGCGACCCACCACGGCGCTGCGGATGTGCTGCTCTCCGTGAAGCAGTCCGTAGGAGTACCGGTGGGCCTTCACAGCACGCGGGCCGGAGTTGTCATCGCGCTGGAGATCGAACACCCCGTACCCATTCACCTTCCTGCCGGTCCAGATCACGCAGGGAGTGATGTACCCCCGGTCTTCATCAAGGGTCTTGGCGAAGAAGCGCCGGATTTCCTGTGTAGGTCTCATCAGGCGTGCGGCAGGACCCGGACGCACTGGGCGCAGGCCACACCGCTCACCGGCAGCATCGGGTTGTCGGAGAACTGGACCTTGGAGACCCAGTCCTGCCGCTTGACGATGTGGTCGAAGTTGATCGTGCACACCCCGCCGTAGACAGCCTGAAAGCGGCGTCCGATCAGCTCGAACTCCTGCACATCAGCGTTTCCGAAAACAGCCACGGGTTCCTCCTTGATGCCCTGACAGTGGGCGCACGAATACTTCGGCATGTCGGTCTTCTCGCACAGCTCTTCGCTCACCACTCGCTCCTCAGCACGCCCATCAAGCTGGAGCGTACGACCAGCCTCGGACGTATCCCGGGGCCTAGCGCGATCAGGATCCGCAGGGGCAGCTTCCTGCCGATGCCCTCGATCTCCTCAGAGTTGAAGATCCGGTAGCGCCCGGAGATGGCCTCGGTGCATAGCGTCACCATGAGTTCGGAGTGCTCGTCGCTCCACTTCACGGCGAGGTCGTCCAGAGTGTCGGGGTCCCTCTCGGTGATCGCACGCAGGGCCGACAGCACGACCTGCTTGGTGTCGACCGTATCGCCTCGATTGAGGGCGTTGCGCATCTGCCCCCCGGCAGCCAGTGCCAGCCTCTTGGCCTCGACCGCGCTGAAGTTCCGGTTCAGCAGGATCTCCTCCACAGCCGCGTCGGTGAGCAGCGGGAAGCGGTAGACGGTGCACCGCGAGGTGATCGTCTCAGGGGGCAGCTCAGTGTCGATCAGGATGAACTTGGTGGCCGTGGTCGAGCACTCCTCCAGCGTCTTCAGCAGCACGTTCTGGGCTGCCTCCGTGGACCGGGTGAGCCGGGCGATGACCAGCCGGGGGGAGGAGAAGTTGGACAGCACGGTGAGGTCCCGGGCGGCGTCCATGGTGAGGGCCCGGACCCGGATGACGCCGAAGGAGTTGTAGAAGTGGCGACCGAGGGCTTCAGCGATGGTCCACTTGCCGACCGACGCAGGCCCGACGAAGAGCGAGATCGGCGGCAGGTCATCGAACATGCCCAGCACCGTGACGGGCATCTTGATCATGACTCGAAGACCTCATGGATCTCGGCGCGCAGGGCCTTCAGCCGGTTCCGGATCGTGGTCTCGGAGACCTCGAAGTACTGGGACAGGATTTCAACGTTGGGGCTGCCGTAGGTGACCGAGTGCTCCAAGGTCATGTTGAACAGGTCCAGCATCTCGCAGCGGCCCCGGGGGTCGGAGAGGGTGGCAAGGTGGTCCTGCACGGTGAGGACGGCATCCTCGATCATCAGCTGATCGTAGGTGTCGACGTGGGTCTCCCCGTAGTAGTCCATCCACGTGTTGTCGTCACCGGCTGGTGCGTCGAGCGAGATGGCCTCGCGAGCCTTGGTGATGATCTGGCGGTCCCGGTGGTGCCGGACGTAGATCTTGACGAAGCCGGACAGGAAGGTCCGGAACATGGCCTTGCGGGTGACCCCACCATGGGTGGAGGTGAACTCGGGGTTGAAGTCGGCCAGCACGTCGTGGGCGAAGAACTTCTCAAGGATGGACATGGTCACGTCCGCACAGCTCTGGGAGTCGATGCCGGACTTGAAGACGATGCCCCGGACGTAAGGGTAGTAGTGGTCGAACAGCTCGGTGTAGTTGGCTGGGACGAAGTCCGGATACCTCGACGATGAGGGCCTTCCGGCCTGCGTGATGGTGCGGGGGGAAACGGTAAGACTGGGCACAGAAATCCTCCATGGGGTGACCGATAAGTTGACCGCTTGTTTCTCGTAAAACGCCAAGTGACGGACTCCTTAATGGGAGCCCGTCACTCGCTAAGCGGTCAACTTAGGCAGGAGGTGAAGGGCGTGAACCCTCCAGCTGCAAGACGAAGTATATCCGACCATGAGGCGTAGTGGCAACGGGAGTGAAGCTGTGTCTGACCATAGCCCTGAGGGGTGACATATGCAACTAACGTCTGCGATCCGGGCGTGTCACAAGCAGCTCCTCCTGAAGCTCGGAAAGAGCTACCACATAACTCGGTTTGGTGCCAATGCGACACACCGTCTTCCAGCCACCCATTTTGCCCTCATTGGCCAAACGTGCACGTCGGTACGCGTGCTGTCGGGAGATGCCCAAGATCTCTGCGGCCTCGGTGAGGTTGACCCAGCCCTCCAGCTGGGGGAGGTTCCCCAGCTTCTCGTCCGTGCTCATGCCCGTGCCTCCATCGTTGCCTTCATGACCTTCTTGGTGATGCTCAGCCAGTTCGTGGCGTCATCATCGGTGTGGACCTTGCGGAGGAGAGCGAGGCATTGGGTGAGCTTGTGCGAGACCGCTTCATCGAACTGGCGTTCCTCCCAGTTCGGGACCATTCTGGCGCACGCAACCTTGAGGGCTTCGGCCAAGTCTGCCGTGTCGACCACTGGCTTCTCGGACATCAGCGCGTCCCACTGATCCTGATAGTTGGGTGCTACGTACCCAGTCTCCTCCAGCAGGGCCTCCGCTGCATCTTCCTCGGAGATGTCCCTACTGGTGGAGATGAGCTTGACCGGGTCGTAGTAGCCGCACCCAGCGAAGCAGAAGGCGCTGTTGGACTCGGCGTAGATCCGCATGGATTTCGACATTCCACCGTCCTGATGGAAGATCTCGCCGAAGGGGCAGTAGACCTTCATCGACGCGGCGGCGTAGTCGCTGACGTTCATCCCGATCATGTTGCAGGCCTTGGTGATCGAGACTCTCTCGTTGGCGATCCGGAGCAGCTCAGCTCTCTCCACGATGGTTCCTCAGCTTGAAGAACATCCCGAAGGTGTAGTGGGTGTTCTCAGCCTCGGTCTTCTTCACCTCGGGTCGGCGGACGAAGGTCCCGCCCCGGCGCAGTGACCACCAGAAGTTGCCCTGCTCGATCACACCGGTCACCCGCAGGGCCCACAGCAGGAGCATCATCTTCGGCTGGGACATGGGGGTGTCGATGTAGAGGTGACCGTGCCCACCGTTGGTGCTCGGCACGTAGTGGTGGGGGAAGTCGAGGTCGATGATCGGCGCGTGCTGGCGGGTGCCCAGCAGGTAGGAGGAGACCAGCTCCCCCTCTGGGTGAGGCTGACGATCCGCGTCCATGTCGTAGCGGATCAGGGAGAGGATCATCGGCTCGTCGACCACGTTGAGCAGGTCCGCGTGCCAGTTGACCCGCTCCACGTCAGTCATCCAGTAGTCCCATCTTCTTGGCCAGCCATGCGAGTGGGAGCACGATGAAGAGGTACACCATGCCGTAGAGAATCGAGAAGATGGCCTCAAGGCCTCCCTCGCCGTCGTCGTAATCGCTCATACCTATTGATACGCCTCAGCTCAGGCGCTCAGCAGGCTTTCCATGGTGCCGTTGGTGGAGTAGTCGAGACCACCCGTACCGAGGGCTCCCAGCATCCGCTTGCTGCGGAAGTGACAGGTGGCGTAGTCGACCTCGACGATCATGCCGTTGGCCGTCTCGCCGTCCCGGTTCTTCAGGATCTGGAAGGTGACGTCGGCGTGCCGGTCGGTGTTGTCGGTGGGGGCCAGCAGGCTGACGATCACGTCGGAGGAGTTCGTCGCCTCAGCCGTCTCGGAGAGCGCGGCGGACGTGTACTGCCCGAGGTTCTCTGCGGCCTCCCTGTGCTGTCTGGAGACCTGCCACGGGGACACGAAGGCCACTCCCCGCCCGTTGTCGAAGGCGACCGACAGGAGCTTGGCGTTCTTCAGCACCTCGGCGTACTCCTCCCGGGCCGTGGTGCGTCTGCGCTCGGCGATCAGCAGCGCGAGGTAGTCGGCGATGACCAGCTTGATGTTGAACTTCCGCTGGATCCGCAGCAGCCTCTGCTCGATGCTGGCGATGCCTGCCGCCCGAGGGACCTGCGCGATGTAGATCTTGCCGTAGGCGGGGTTCTTGGCGAGGTCGTCGATCACCCGGGGGAGGATGAGTTCCTGCTCATCCGTCAAGGTGCCTGCCTTCAGATCCCGGGTGTTAAGGCCCTCGGGTGTCTCGAAGATCGGCAGCTTGGAGTGGCGGGCGATGATCTTGCGGCGGATCTGGGGACGCAGGGTCTCGGTGGTCAGGAAGACCACGTTCTGTCCCTGCTCCACGGCGGCGCTCCACGCGAGCTGGACGCACAGGGAGGACTTGCCGTCGCTGGAGTAGCCCGCGAGCAGCACCAGCTCTCCCGGCTGGAGCCCACCGATCTTGCGGTCCAGCTCGTCGATGCCGAACCGGATGCCGGAGGACACACCCTTGAGGCGCGCGTTCTTCCGCTCGGCGTAGTCGGCCTTCATCTCGGTGGCCTCGTCTGCGAGGTCCCCCTCCGGCGCGTCCTGCCGAACCAGCTCACGGTCGATTTCCTGAAACGATTCCAGCAGGCGAGCGCGGGCATCGTTGTGGCCCTGATAGGTCTGGTTGTCGATGGTCTTGCCTCGGCGCAGGATCTCCATGGCCTCAGTCAGGGCTTCGCCTGTGGTCTTGTCGGCAGCCAGCTCGCGCAGCTGCTGGAGGGACCACGCGAACTCAGAATCTTCTGTCGTGGTCTCCGACAGCATCTCGTAGGTCTCGGTGAACAGCTGAGCCTTGCCCGGCTCCATGCGGCCACGGAGGTTGTCGTCGAGGTACTTCAGCGGCATGACCGCGCCCCCGGTGTAGTCCGAGAAGCGCATGAGCATGGTGAAGAGGTCGGCGTGGACCTTCTCCGGGAAGTGGGCTGGCGTCAGGTGGGCGACAGCCTTCTCCAGCAGATCGCGCCTGCCCGCCAAGATGGCCGAGAGGACGATCTGGGAGTGTTCAGAGGCTGATGCCAACGGACTCTCCAAGCGTGAAGGCGCGCATGACGGTGTCGTTTGTGAAAACGAACGACAGCCCGGAGGCGAAGGAGATCTTGGTCGTGGTCACGTGCTTCTCGATCTCCTTGACCATGCCCATGTCCTGCACGATGTCCCCTGTGTCGAGGTCCCACGCGCGGGTCTGGACCCAGCGCCTGCCCGAGGTGTTGAGGCTGATGCTGGGACGGGAGAAGGGCTTGGGGATGTGAGCCATGTCAGTTCTCTTCAGGCTTGGGCCCGGTGAGGGCGGAGTAGTCGAGCAGGCACGCGCCGTACCCGAGGTCGAAGGCGTCGTCGGGAGTCATGCCGGTCAGCTGCTTCCGGTTCGGGTCCGCCTTCATGGCCGTCAGGTTGGCGTGCATCTGGATGACGGCATCGTCGGGGGACAGGTCGTACTGCGGATCGGTCATGGGGCTCCTTCGGGCTTCACTTACTGGTACGCCTGAGGAGGTCCCAGACGCAGGTGATCAGGAGCGCGCAGTCTGGACCATGGCGGCGTGGATCAGCAGGATCTGCTGCTGGTGGGTGACCTTGACGGTGGACACGCTGGAGCCCAGCTCGGCGGCGATCTGGGGGAAGCTCATGCCCATGTAGTACCGCAGGACGATGACCGACTTCTCGAACGACGGCATCCCCTCCATGACCTCGACCATGGCCTCCTGAAGCATGTGGGCTGCGACTGATCCCTCGGTGCCTCCCTCAGCTGGGGGAGCCATGTTGCCCCGGTCGCTGTCGCCTGCCATGTCGTCCAGTGAGACCGGGGGGCACTCGACTGCGTGGGTGATCGCACGGACCCGGTTGACGTCGATCCCGAGGATCTCTGCGGTCTCCTCAGGGCTCCTGCCGGGGGCCAGCTCCTGCATGTCCTTGTAGATGGTGCGCTGCCTGCGGGGGACGTGGTCCAGCTGGCGCATCCAGTCCTGAATGGCTCCCCCGATGCGGCGCTTGGCGTACTGGCCGAACGTCAGTGCAACAGGGGGCAGCGCCACGTCCGGGTCGTTCTCCGGGACGATGTTGGGTTCGTACCTCTGGGCGGCGGTGATCAGCCCCTGATAGGCGATGGCCACGATCTCGTCGCGGTCCACTTCCGATGCGGCTCGTTTCCAGAAAGACATTGCAATGCTCTGGGCAAGGCCCACGTGGGTCCTGACCAACTCGCTCTGGTAGTCGGAGAGGGGGACGGGGGTGGCGGCGGTCATTGTCACTGCTTTCATCCGGAAATGAGCTGTAGAAGGGCCAAGGGTGAGAGGGCAGTGAACAGCTGGGAATCCTCGTCCCAGATGTGCGCGGCCAGCGCTGCTTCACGCTCCAGCAGGGGGAGGTACTTCTCCTCCTGCGTATTGATGGTCAGGAGGTTGTGCACGTAGACGTGCTGGAAGGCCGAGCCGTCGCGGCGAATACGTCCGGCCAACTGCTCCATTCTCGCTGGGTTCAAGATCATGTCAATGTTGACGAGGTGCCGGGAGACCTGAAGGTTCAGGGACTGCTCGATGGCCTTGGTGCCGATCAGCACCTTGCACTTCGGGTCGGTCCAGAACCGCTCCTGTGAGGCTGCGCGCTTGACCTTGTCGTTCTCCTGCCCCCACACCGTGACGAAGCCCACACCCTCCTCCTTGAGCCGGATCTGGAGGGCCCTGACGGTGTTCTTCAGGTTGGCGAACACGACCACCTTCTCGCCGCGCTCGCTGAGCCCACCCTCGGTGAGCTGGTTGACCACCCAGTCGAGCTTGACGCTGGTCCCGGGGCCGTCCTCTTCCCCAAGCGCGGCGAGCCCTGCACAGATGGCCGCACCGTAGTGGATCTTGGCCAGCGCGTTGGGGCGCTTCACCTGCGTGCCCTCCTCGCGGATGATCTTCAGCACGCCCTTGCGCAGCTCGGTGTACTTGGCCCGCTGCACGGGGTAGAGGTCGAGCATGACGTCGTTGGGGATGATCGTGGGCAGGTCGACGTCGTCGAGGTCGGCGGCGGTGCGGCGGAGCACGAGCGGGGCGATCCGGGCCTTGACCGTACCGAGGTCCCGGTAGCCGACCACGACCTCCTTGCGGATGTCCTTGCCTGACTTCCGGTCGTACTCGGTGATGGTGGCCTTGCGGACGTGGCGGTGGACGAAGGAGTCCATGCTGCCCAGCGCGAGGGTGCCCCCGATGCCGTCCAGCACCGCGTGCAGCTCGGGCAGGCGCTTCTGGAGGGGGGTGCCGGTCATGATGACGTAGCGGTCGGTGCCGGGACGCAGGCCCTCGACCCCCCGGGCACCCATCCGGTCCAGCACGTAGGAGGTCTCGGTGGTGGGGTTGCGGAGGGCGTCGATGTCGTCGGTGAGGAAGAGGGAGAGGTCGAAGTTCTCCAGCAGCTGGTAGTCGTTGCGCAGCATCTCAGGCCCGATCAGGAGGACCTGCCACGGCTGGAGGTAGAACTGGGTGCGCTGCTTGCGGGTGCCTTCGGAGACGAGGATGTTCAGGCTGGGCATCATCCGGAGAAGCTCGGTGCGCCACTGGTGGAGGGCGGGGGACCGGGGCACGATGATGACTCGACCCTTGCCACCGTGGGCGCTGGATCTGTCACGGAAGAGGGACAGCTCCCCGGTCTCGATCAGCATGGCGATCAGCCCGCCAGCCTCGGTGGTCTTGCCCGATCCCATGGTGTCAGCCAGCAGGGCGTGTTTCTTGAAATAGAGCCACGCCACCCCGATGTGCTGGTGCCTGCGGAAGTGGATCCCACAGTCCCGGCAGCCGGGCTTGGGCCGGTCGTAGACGGTGTGGGTCTTGACCTCACCGTCGGTGTCACGGATCTCCTCGACCCACCCGCGCGCATGGATGCGGCACAGGTCGTAGTTCCACACCTTCAGGGGCGGGAGCTTCCAGTTCACGGACTGGTGGATCCTCCACGCGAGCTGCTCACGGCGAGCTTCGGTGAAGTTCCGGACGTCAAAGTTGAGTGGCAAGGGATTATTCCTCCTGACCACTTATACGCCGCTGAACTCCATGTCCTCAGAACGGGCGACAACTACTGCCTGCTGGCTCCCGACGGTGGCCATCTCAATGGCATACGACGGGTCAGAGAGAAAAGCCGATACAGCAGCAGCCCACATGGGGCGGAGGCGTTCGAGCAAGGACTCTGGCACGGAGCAGATCGTATCAAGAAACCTACTACCTAGTGTCGTAGGTCACGCCCGGCGTGTCGCAACTCAGGTCACTCCGGCCACACGCCGGATGAACTCGTACGACGAGACTCCCTTGATCCCACTCCCCCACGAGGAACAGTGCACCCCGACATGGGTGGGGGTGATCGCGCACGACACGGTGGTCCCGGGCACCCACGACACTCCATCAGGAGAGATGTCTGTCCGCCACGTAGTACCCCCAAGGAAGACCAGCCGCTCGTACAGCGGACCATGGGGGTACCCAACCGTTGTGGACTGCGCCCCGGCTACCTGATAGTTCGTCATCACTCGGGTATCCACGCTGAGGGCCCCATTGTTGGTGAACGACAGCGTGATGAGCTGGGTTCCAGCCCCCGATGTGACTCCGTCGGCGAGGACGAGTCCCCCCATGACGTAAGCGCCGTTAGAGCCGTTCAGGCTCAGGTGGGTCACGAACGCGTCTCCGGCGATCAGACTTCCCCCCACACCAGACAGGGGGCGCATCATGGCGTGCAGTTCGGAGGCTGCGTCCTCTCCGTTGTTGAACACAGACAGGACGTCAGCAGCCTCAGTCCAGACCGCTCGGGCGGTGCCTCCCGACTTGTCGACTCGCACCCACGCGGCGTCCAGTGAGGCGTTGTTGAACTCATCAAAGGACGTCCAGCCAACCGGGACGTTCCAGCGGCGGTCGCCGATTCCAGCGGCTGGGGCAACCACGGGGGTCTCGGGATTCGACCCGGACAGTTCGCCTGTCCAGACAGTGACGTTGCGGATCCATCCGGTCTCCGTCCGCGAGTAGAGACCGACCCGCCCCGTGTTGACTGCTCCGGCAGCCGTGATCGTGACCTGATAGACGTGGTCGACGTAGACGTCGAACAGAGTGGGGAGCACAACGGACTGGTAGACCGACAGGACGTAGTCGGTGTCCAGCGCGAGTGATGTCGCCATCGTGAACGTCGAGCCCCCGACCCCGTACCTGTCCCACCAGATCTTGGACACTGCGCCTGCCCGCTGGAGACCGATACCCAGCCCGCCAGCTGCCCACGCTCCGGAGGAGTAGAACCCGACGCCGAGCCCGGTCCCGTCGGCGGTGATCCGGACGGTGCACTGCACCGCACGGGCCTTGACCCCCAGATCGGTGTTGAACTCCAGCCAGCTGTCCTGCAAGGTTGAGGTCTGGTTCACGCCATACGCACCACCGGAGGTCCACGTGCCTGAGCGCGATGTCCACCCGGTGAGGTCGGCCATCCCGGACGCGTCCAGCCTCTTCGTCCAGACAGCCTTCATCCCATCGCTGCTGCCTCCGCTGCCACCTGAGGGGGTGACTGGCTCCCACTGGGTGCCGGTGTATCCCAGCACCTTTCCAGAAACAGCTCCAGCGGTGGCGACGTCGGTGAGGGAGTCAAGGGTGGATGCCCCACCACCTGTGGCGGTATCCCACTTCATCCCCGTAGCTGCGGTGGGGTCGGAGGTCAAGACCTTGCCCGCCGTAGCTGCCACAGGAAGCGTGGTGGCCCCCGGCATCGCTGCCGTGAAGACGATCTCCGGGATGGTCTGGTAGTTGTCGCCGTTGCTTGCACTGATGTAGATCCGGTAGTGGAGGTAGGCGGTCGTTGTGGTGACCGCGAAGGACTGGGTCTGTCCGATGAGCCACGTGATGCCGGTGTAGGTCGTCAGGTCCACCCACGTGGTGCCGTCGCTCGACCCCTGAATCATGAAGTCTCGGGGGCTGCGGTTGGCCGAGAAGGTGTAGATGCGGATCGAGACGGACACCACCTTGGCGATGGCGGAGAACTGAGCGGCGATCCACTGGGGCATCGCGTTGGTGCTGTGCCAGTAGGTGGCCGAGTTGCCGTCGAAAGCGTTGCTGGCCTGATTGGCTGGGTTGGCGTCAATGACTGTGGCTGCCGTGACTCCCACGACGGTCGGTGTGTACTGCGTCCCTGTGGCACTAGCTGTGACGAGGTCGCCAATGGCGACGGGCTGAACCACCGTGGCCGGAGCACCGACAACGGCCTTGCCGACGGAGACCCAGTCGGATGCGGTGCCCGGCATGACAGGGGACCCGTAGATCTTGAAGACTCCAGCGGAGCCGCCTGTGCGGGCTCCCGCAGCCGGTCGGAAGGTGGCTCCCATAGCGGCGTAGTTGCCGACCGTCCACGTCTTGATCAGGAGACCCGCTGAGGAGTAGAGGCTGATCGAAGTGGCGGCGTACCGGATCTCCCAGACGTCGTCGTTGGTGTCGGACGCCAGCGCCATGGTGTCAGCCAGAACGACCCCTGCGACGTAGCACTTCAGGAGGTTGTTGAAGACGTCCCACACCACCCCGTAGAACGAGGGGAGGGCCTCCACGGTGGTCGCGACCGTGGCTGACTGGGTGGAGGAGACGATGCCGATGGCAAGGGCGTCCGCCACAGTAGTGGTGCTGCCTCGCCACTTCAGGGTCAGGGGGGTGGCGAATATGAAGGTCTCGTTGCTGATCACCGAGGCGACAGCACTGCCCGCGTTGTTGATCAGGGTGACCACATGGTTGGTGGTGTCCACCGATGCACAGTTGTTCCGAGTGAAGGCGGTGCCGTCGACCCCGGTGGTGGTGCTCGCCGAGCCGGAGTTCAACGGGTCGGTCATGTTCGAGGTGACACACAACCAGAGGATCCCGTTGCGGAGCATGATCTGGCCGGGCAGGTACGTCTTGCCGGGGGTGTAGCCGTTCTCGTAGAACACCCCTCCGGATGTCCACAGGGCGTCCCCGTCGGTGACCGAGTTCTTCCGGAGGGCGTCTCCGACAGCGCCGCCTATGGGGAGTGCGCCTCCGCCCCCTGTCTGGGAGACAGGTACCCACTTGGTGCCGTTGAAGCCAAGCACCTTTCCGGAAACAACTCCGGAAGTGTCGACGTCGGTGGTGAGGCCAGCGAGGGCGGTGGTGCCTCCACCTGTCGGGGTGGTGGGCACCCACTTGGTGCCGTTGTAGGCGAGCACCTTTCCGGAAACAGCTCCGGTGGTGTCCACATCAGTGGTCAAGCCCGCGAGCGCGGTGATCACGGTGGCGGGGGTTGCCGGGGCCCACTTGGTGCCGTTCCACGTCAGGACCTTGCCGGAGGCGATCCCGGTGGTGATCACGTCAGTGAGGGCTGCCAGCGTGGTGACTCCGGACGATGGCGTGGCGGGGGTCCACTTGCCGGTGGTGGAGTTCCACACCAAGACCTGACCGTTGGCCAGCCCGACGACAGTGACGTCCGTCTGGGTGGCAAGAGTGGTGGGGCCAGCTGCGCCGACGCCGGGGACCCACTGGATGCCGTTCCACTTCAGGACCTGCCCGGAGACGGGAGCGACCGTGGCGGTGTCGACGTCCTTGAGGTAGTCGAGCCCCAGTGTCACGGGGAAGACTCCCCCGGCCTGTGAGTAGGTCAGGACGTCCCCACCCAGCGCGGAGGCGAGGTGCACGTCCTTGAGCAGGGCGAAGGCGACGGTGGCCTGTGCTTCGCTGCCGGAGGAGATCGGGGTGGAGGAGGTGCCTCCCAGCGCCGAGCCTCCCATCTTGTCGAGCAGCCGGGTGAGCCGGAGCGCGACCGTCTCGAACTTGGTCATCACGGTCAGCTCGTAGGTGACCTCGGTGTTGGAGTTGATCCCGATGCTGAGGCTGGAGACCTGCACGACCTCGGTCTGGTACTCACCCGTGACGGGGTCCTTGTCGCCGTTCTCGACCGTGACCCAGTCGTTGATCCCGAAGTCGTCAAAGGGGATCCGACCCTCGCGGGCGACGATGGAGAGGGTCCGTCCCACCAGCTTGTTCTGGAACATCTCAAGGTTGGACTCAGCGACGGCTGCCGCTGCCGTTGCGGAGGTCTCGCTGCCACCCTCAGCCCAGCCCTCACGGATGTGCGGGGTGGCGTCGGAGGTGCCCACTGCGGTGGCCATGGAGCCGTCGGCAGCCGGGGTGTAGATGTGGTTGGCAATCGTCCGGGTGGAGGACTTGTAGGTGTGACTCTTCTGGTCTCCGCCGATGAAGAACTTGATCTCCGACTCCCGGTGGGAGCCGACGGAATCCTGCGAGATGAAGAGCCGGAAGCCCTCCATCATCGTGAACTCCCACCCGAAGGAGTCAGAGAACCTCTGGAGGAGGTCCAGAGGGGTCTCTCCGGGGCTAACGCTGACGTCCTGAAGGTCGGTCCACGGCTGACCCTTGGAGTCCGTGTACTCGTCAAATGTCAGGTCGAGGAACATGAGTCCCCCGCGACCCTGAATGTGGCCGATCAGCCACACCAGAGCAGTCGCTGCGTGCACCCCGAGGAAGTCCTTGGACACGAAGGCATCGGTCAGGGCCTCATCATCGAAGGCCAGCATCGGGACCATGACGCCCCACTGGAGGACGGACAGGGTGCCCTGCCCAGCGATGGTGACCTGCTCACCGCCGTCCTCACCTGCGACGACGTCCTTCTCGACATCCTGCCCGAGCCACTCGCCCCGGAAGGCTCCGTTCTCGTAGACCTTCCACAGGTACTCACGGTCGAGGATCGTGCCCGCGATACCCGACGGCAGGGGCTCGGTCAGGACGGGAGCGCCCGCGTCAAGGGTGATCGACCCAGAGCCCTGCTCGGCGGAGGAGTCGCCGTAGGACATGTCCGAGAAGGTGTTGATCCGCGCGATGACGGTGGCCCAGTCGTCCGGGCTCAGGATCACGAACTCCCAGCCGGTGTTCTCCAGCGGGACCGGGGGCTTGACCGTGACCCAGACGGTGTTCGAGATGCGGATGGTCATCAGGAGCCGTCCGTAACCAAGCGGAAGGAGACGCCCGGGGGGACAGCCTCGACGGGGATCTGGACTTCGATCACGGTGTGCTGCATGTCCATCTCACCCGAGAGCATGTCCATCTGCCGGGCGGCTGTGTAGGCGTTCACGGTCGGGGGGAAGGTCTGCCACGACGTGACGCTGAGCGGATCCCACTCCACACCATTCCTCCACTCCAGCGATCCGGCGTACTGACTCTGAAGATCGCCAAAGCCGAAGCCGAAGATTCGGATGCCGTCCCCCGCCCTGCCGTTGTCGGGAGTGACGAACCAGATCCGGGGGTCAGGGGTGCCTGTGTTGACGTCTCCCTCGTGGACGTACTCGACCGCGACCGACCTGCGGGTGACCTCCACGCCATGGTTGTAGTTGACGTACTCCTGTGCGACATCCTCGTGGACCTGCTCGATGCCGAAGTTCTGGAAAACGTACTCAGCGTCTGAGCCGACCATGGCCGGGTCGATGCCGAAGTTGGAGTACACGTAGGAGCAGGCAGCTCCGACCACTGTGTTGATGCCGAAGGACCAGATCGGGCTCCACACAGTCCACGCGGTGGTGCCGGTCTGGGCAGCTCGGGCTCGCCAGTAGTAGTTGGTCAGGTTGACCAGACCGGACGCCAGCGCCGTCACGAAGCCGTCCGGCTTGTTGGTGAGGGTCACATCCACCACGGGGGAGGAGAAGGTGTTCTCTGTCGCCACCTGAATCTGCACGTCGGTGTTGCTGGCGTCGGAGGAGGAGACCAGCACCTTCAGGGTGACCGTGGTGGTCGGGCTGGTGGTGGTATCGGATGGCTCGATCTGGGAGACGGCCCACGCGGACACGGCAACAGTCGCTACGCCAGTGAGCTTGCGTAGCGCTCCGGTTCCTCCGGTGTCCAAGAAGGCCATGGTCCGACTCCTACTGCTGGGTGATGGTCAGGCCCCCGGCGACGATGCGGGGGACATCCCCTGCACCGCTCACGGCGACGGTGGCGGTCAGGGGTCCTGCATATGTCAGGACTCCTCCTGCTGAGTTGTCGAAGGCTGCCCAGTGGGTCAGGCTGGCCTGCGAGTAGACCCCTGTGGCCGTGGCGAAGACGATGTCGGTGGCGTTGGTCACCGAGACCGCCGACCCACCGATGGTGCCCCAGAGGGCGATGTCGTTGGTCACGGCCTTGCGGGCGTACCCACCTGTGGAGGTCGGCTCGACACCGGCTCCTTCGGGGTCGCCGTTGAAGAGGGCGAAGTACAGGGTGGGCAGGGCGACGGCGCTCTTGTCTGCCCCGAAGTGGGAGCGGAGCGAGATGTTGCGGGCGTTCACAGTGGACATCGGTCAGCTCCAAGACTCTGCTTCGGCATACAGGCGGAACGTGTGCAGTCCCAGCTGTGCGTTGGATGGGGTGATCCTCCGGAGGGTGAGGACCCCGGAGATGGCTCCGGGTCCGATGGCTCCGATGGTCTGCTGGGCAAGGAACAGGGTGTCCTTCGCGATGATGTGCTCCAGCTGGGCCGACGGAGTGGAGTCTGTCGGGGACTCCATGGCCACCACGACGTTGCGCGCCGTCAGCAGGGTGGAGGTGTTCTTCACCCGGAAGTAGCGGTCATCGGTCGAGGACCTCGGGACGTTGCCCCAGTCGAAGTTGGAGGGGGAGACCCGCTCGTCTCCGAAGGCGCTCCACAGGATCAACTGGTCAAGGCTCTGACCCACCGTGTTCTCTCCGTACAGGTGAAGTGCGGTGAGGCTCCCGGGAGCTGTGAACTTCACAGCCTTGATGCCCAGCTTGGTGGTGCTGGAGTATGCGCGGTAGTCCGGGCTGATGGTGGAGCCGCCGCCAGCGGTGGACACTCCAGTGACCCACGTGCCGTCCACCCCATTGGTGGAGTCGACCGAGGTCTTCACCCCGATCACGCCTCCTGAGGACCGCAGGAAGTAGCCGTCGAGGTCACGCTTCTGCGGGAAGATGACGATCAGCTCGTCGCCTCCGGACACAGCCGTCTGCACGGTCTCGTTGTTCAGGTTCACCAGATCGGCTGCGGACAGCTGCGAGAGGGTGTCGCCGGACAACCGGTAGACCTGTGTGCCGTCCTTGTCGATGGCCATCCGCCACGAGGTGGCATCGGGGTAGTTACCGGCCATAGCCGTCTCCTGTCAGGCCCATGACTGGGCCTCCGAGAACACCCGGAAGGATCCGGCACCCAGCTGGGCATTGGCGGGGGTGAGCCTCCGGAGGGTGAGGATGCCAGAGACTGCGCCGGGGGCCAGCGTGGAGATCGTCTGCTGCGCCGTGTAGGACCCTCCGTTGAGGGACAGGGCGTGCTGGCCCGGTACCGACGGGCTCTGGTTGGTCAGCACCTCCATGGCCACCCGGACGTTGGTCGCCGTCTTGGTGGGGGACATGTTCTTGATCCGGAACTGCCGGGTGTCCGAAGAGTTGCGGGGCACATCACCCCAGTCGAACCACGAGGGAGAGACCCGCTCGTCGAGGGTGGGGTGCCACACGAGGAGGCGGTCCAGCGTCTGACCTGCGGTGATCTCTCCGTAGATGTGGATGGCCATCAGGGCGGAGGCTCCGGCGAACTTCACTGCTTGAATGCCCAGCTTGGTGGTGCTGACAGCTTCGCGGTAGTCCGGAGCCACCTTGGCGTTGCCGTCGCTGAACGTTCCGATGGCGAAGGTGCCTGCGGTGGTCCATGTCCCATCCACCCCATTGGTGGAGTCGACTGAGGTTGTGACCGTGGCGGTGCCTCCTCCGAGACCTCCCGTCCTGCCCTTACCGAAGAAGGCGTCGAGATCCCGCTTCTCCGGGAAGATGAGGACGACCTCCCCGTAATCGAACATGCCGAAGGCAGTCAAGACGGCATCCCCGGTGGCCTCGTTGTTCAGGTTCACCAAGTCGGTCCCGCTGAGGGGTGTGACCACCCCGCGCACGACGCGGTAGCCCTGAGTGCCGTCCGTGTCGTATCCCATGCGCCATGACGGCGCGTTCGGGTAGTTACCTGCCATGGCTCATCAGCTCCACGTCGCTGCTTCGGCGAACACCCGGAAGGCGCTGAGACTCAGCTGTGCGTTGGCGGGGGTGATCCTGCGGAGGGTGAGGACGTCGGAGAGGGCTCCGGGGGCCAGCGTGGCGATGGTCTGCTGTGGCAGGTAGGACCCGCCGCCGATGGACAAGGTGTGCTGTGCCGGTACCGAGGGGGATCCATCGGTCAAGGACTCCATGGCCACCCGGACGGTGTTCGCCGTCTTCGCTGCGGCGAGGTTCTTCACCCGGAAGGTGCGGGAGGCAGAGGTGTTACGGGGGACGTTGCCCCAGTCGAAGTACGCCGGGGTGATGCGCTCATCAAGGGTGGGGTGCCACAGCGCGAGCCGGTCGATGCTCTGGCCTGCGGAAATCTCACCGTAGAGGTGGACAGCTGCGGGGTTGAACCCAGTGCCCAGCCCAGCTCCTGCGGAGATCCGGACGCCCCGGATCCCGAGGGCTGTGGCCGACTGAGCGTGGAGCCGGTAGTTCGGTACAACCGCCTCGACCACGCTGTAGGTGCCGCCGAGGTTCGTCCACGTGCCATCGGACCCGTTCGTGGTGTTCGTCGAGGTCTGCACCTGCGCGCTGAAGTTGTCCCTGTCACTGCCCGTGATCCAGTATCCGTCGAGGTCTCTCTTTTCAGGAAACAGGAGGATCAGGTACCCAGCCTGATTCTGGCTGATGCCGATGTTGATGTAGTCGTCAGCTTCGTTGTTGATCGTGATGAGATTGGCGTTGGTCAGCTGCGTCAGAACGCCGGAGTTCATCTTGAAGCCCTGCGTGCCGTCGCGGTCGTATGCCATGCGCCACGAGGGCACGTCGGCGTAGTTGCCTGCCATGTCGGATCTCCTAGTCGAAGTACGCGGGACGCCACTTGATGATTGCCTGACCGGAGCCAGCATCCCGGGTCAGTGTCACAATGTTGCTTCCGGAGGCGAGTCCGAACCATTGCCGCATACCCGAACGCGTGACCGCTCCAATCAGGTTCGCCCCGTCGGAATCGCGTCTTGCAGACATCTTGTCCACGTCCAAGGTCACTGTATCGGCAATAGCGACCGAAGACCCCAACTTGACCCAGTTCTGGGGGGCGAATGTTGCATTGGTGAGGACCGGGTTGGTCAGCTGACCCTCGAAGTCCATCGTGATCTTGTGGGTGCGCGCGTCCCCGGGGTTGGCGATCACGACCGTCTCCCCCGCCTCGACCACGGTGGTCTGCTCCTCACCGAAGAACAGGCCCTCCAGCATGAGCAGGTCGACGGAGAAGGTGGCGTGCGCGTTGCCCTGCATGGTGGGGGCCATGACCCCGGTGTTCTCCACCAGTGCGGAGGCGGACATGACCTCGAAGGTGTCCGGATCGATCCAGCGCTTGGTCAACGTGAAGGGCATCGAGTCGTCCCTCCAGAAGAGCTGGCGCAGGGCCCTCCAGTTCTTCTGGAACTCCAGCTCGGTGCTGCGGGCCGTAGGAGCCCCGCCGTCAGCCGTGGAGCCCTGTACCCACATGGACAGCGACAAGGCCTTGGAATCGATGGTCTTGGCCTTGTGGAAGGTGCCCGGGTAGTAGGCGAGGTTCACGTTGGAGCCCCGGAAGTTGGCGACGCCGCTGCGGCCTGTGAGGGTGCGGATGTTCCATGCGAAGTTCTGGATCGAGACGCCGTCCACATCCCAGTAGACCGGGGTCGTGTTGGTCACTTGAAGTCACCTGCGTTCAGTCCGAGATGGGCGAGCTGCTGGGTCTTGGTCGTCAGCGAGTTGGTCGCACGCTCAGGCACCGGGTTCTGGATGATGACGTCGCCGAAGGTCACGCTGTTGACCGTGGTGTTGCCACCGCCCCCGAAACTCGGGCCCCTGCCGCCACCGGGTGAGTTGGTGGGTGCCATGGTCGGCACGAGACCGCCACCGTTGAAGACCAGCTGGCTGCCACCGTCCTTGGGCTTGCGCGAGGAGCTGGCGGCTGCCGCGAGCAGCTGGGCGTAGGACATGACGCCCGAGTTGAGCTTGACGAGGTTGTCGATCCCGACCCTGTCGACGATGCCCTTGCGGACGACGAACTCACCGGGAGTGAGTCGTGCTGCCACGGTGTCGCTGTTGCCATGTCCGGGGACGCCGCCACCACCCGCACGGTGGATCTCTCCGCCGTTGTGGGGCGTCTGGGTACCGTCGCCATGCCCTGCACCGAACCCTGCTCCGGCGTTGCCCCAGAAGTCCGTCCACCACTTGCCAATGGTGTTCTTGACGCCGTCCCACCAACGGCCCCACGCGGTGCTCACACTGTCGACGAAGTCGGTGGCGATCTTGGCCAGATCCCTGCCGAAGCCGGGGAGCGTCACGTTCCAGAACTTGTCCCACATGGGACCAATGCCGGAGACCCACTTCTGGATCTGCGCCTTGGCGTTGGCCAGCCACTTCGGGAAGGTGACTGCCCAGAAGTTGTTCCACGCTGGGCCGATGCTGGAGATCCACGAGCGGACGGCAGCCGACGCGCTGGAGATCCACGCGGGGAAGGTGACCGTCCAGAAGGTGGTCCATGCCACCCCGATACCTGCGAACCACTGGGTGACGGCTGCGGATGCCTGCGTGACCCACAGCGGGAAGGTGACCGTCCAGAAGGTGGTCCACGCCGCTCCGATGCCTGCGAACCACTGACCCACTGCCAGCGTGGCGCTGGTGACCCACTTCGGGAAGGTCTCGGTCCAGAAGGTGGTCCATGCCGGGCCGATGCCCTCGAACCACTTGACGGTGGCTCCCAAGGCGTACCCCGCCCAGTAGGGGAACGTCTTGGTCCAGAAGTCGGTCCACGAGGTGCCAAGGTCGTCGAACCACTTGGTGGCCCCAGCGCCGAGGTCGTTCCAGAACTTGGGGACCTGCACCCCCCAGTACTCATCCCACAGCTTGCCGAAGTCGCCGAACCACTTGCTGATGCCCCCGGTGAGGTCGTTCCAGAACTTGGGGACCTGCACCCCCCAGTACTCATCCCACAGCTTGCCGAAGTCGCCGAACCACTTGCTGATGCCCCCGGTGAGGTCGTTCCACCACTTGGGGAGGGTGGTGCCCCAGAACTCGTTCCACCCCTTGACGAAGTCGGTGAAGAACTGGTCGATGTCCTCCTTGGCGGAGCCGAAGAATCCCACGAGGGCTCCGATGAGCCCACCGATGATCGCGCCGGGGACTGCCCCGATGCCACCGAACAGCAGGCCGACAGAGCCACCGATGCCTGCGCCTGTGGCTGCCCCGGAGAGGGTGTTGCCTCCGAGCCGCTGGCCGGATCCGTCCTTGCCCTCGGGGGCGTTGTTCGAGATGACGTCGCCCACGATGGTGCCCAGAATCGACGCGATGGCCGCGAGCGGGCCACCTGCACCCTTCAGGATCGACGCGAACCCCTTGAGGCTACCGAACCCCTTGATCAGGGTGGAGAAGCCCTTCAGACCTCCCCCGGAGAGGAGGACCTTGAAGCCATCGAGCAGGCTGCCTAGCCACTTGAAGCCCTTCAGCCCACTGAGGAGCTTGGGCAGCCCCTTGAACAGGCCGAACAGCTTGCCGAGCTTTCCGAAAAGGAACTTGGCTCCGTCGGCGATCCCATAGAACATCGCCTTGATGAAGCTGAGTCCGGTGTACCGCTTCCCGGTGATGCCGAAGAGCTTCATCAGGACGGTCTTCAGCGACTCGAAGAACTTGAGGATGCCACCGGTCTTGTAGAGCTTGATCAGCCACCCGATGAGGTTCTCAAGGCCGGTGAACTTGGCCACGAAGGACATGGCTCCGATAGCTGCGGCGGCTCCGATGAGCATCTGGAGGACGGGGCCGATGACTGGCATCTTGATGACGGTCAGCAGGATGTCGAGGAGCCCGTTCAGGGTGTCGAAGAAGACCGCAGTGCCGGGGCCATCCACCAGTGTGGTGATCAGGTCGACGATCTTGATCAGCGAGTCCACGAACTTGGGGCCAATGTTGGCCTTGCTCAGGGCATCGAACAGTGACGCCAGCTTGGGACCAAGATCGTCGGTGATCTTCTTGAAGATCTCCGTCATCTGCTTGATGTTCTTCGGGTCGGCAGCCTGCTTGCCGAACCACTTGAAGAAGGTGCCGAACATCCGGGAGATCTCGGACAGGAGGGGCTTGATGTCCTCAAGCCATTTCTTGAAAGGAGATCCCTTCTTGGTGGCTGCCTCGGAGGACGCCAGCCAGCCCTCGGTGGTCTTCTGGATACCGTCGGTGATCCAACCACCGAACGCCTCCGCCGCCTTGGCGAAGTTGAACAGGGTCTTGGCGATGTTCTTGATGATCTGCCACCACTGGCGCAGCGTCCCGAGGACACCCTTCGACCCGGTCTCCTTGTCACCCATCAGCCACTTGCTGAGGGACCCGCTCTTGCGGGCCTCCTTGACCATGGCCGCGATGTTCTCGGCACCCTTCTTGAACCCCTTGGCGAGTTCGATCAGGAATGGCATCGCGATGACGGTGAGGTCCTTGAAGACGCCCCACAGGACGTTCAGCCCGCCACCGATGGCGTGGATCAGAGGGACGTTCTGCTTGCCCAGCAGGATCAGGTCGCTCTTCCACTCCGGGGAGGAGATCATCCCGATGAACTCGTGGGCGACGTCGCCGAGCGCACCTGCGGTGTCAGACAGCAGGCTCTGGATGGTGGGCAGCATCGAGCGCAGCTTGCCGGTGTCGTTGACGATCTTGGAGAAGAAGGACTCCTGCACGGTCCTCTTGACCTTGGTCCACGCCTTGTCCATGGCGAGGATCGCCTCGACGAACTTGCGAGCCGAGGGGGAGAGCTTGGCCAGTGCGGCGGCGAGCGCGTTGTTGGCGGAGGCCCCACCACCGGAGGCCTTGGCGTCGCCCTTCTTGGCGTTGATCAGCGCGATCTGTGCGTCCCGCTGAGCCCAGATGGCATCGGTCAGGGCACGCTGGGCCATGATGACCGCCCGGTCACCCTTCATGCCCTTCTTCTTCATGTCCTTCAGGTCATCCTGAAGTTTCGCGTTGTTGTCCTTGGCCTTCTGCTCGGCGGTCTTGGCGTCCTCGACGGCTGCCTGCGCGGCCATCTTCTCGGCCTTGGTCGAGTTCGGGTCGGCCAAGATCCGAGCGAGGTTCTTCTCCGCGTTCTCCCGCTGGGCGGTGAGGCGCTTCTCCGAGGCAGCTGCATCCTTGGCGGTCTGCTCCAGATCCTTCAGCCTCTGGAGGTAGTCCTTGCGGGCGTCGGCGAGATCCTCTTCAGCCCACTTCAGGTTCTCCGTGGCGCGGCGCAGGTTCTCCCGGGCGCGGGCGACCTTCTCGGCCTGCGAGATCTCGGCCTGTGAGCTTCCACCGCCGCCTCCGCCACCCCCACCTGAGGCTCCAGCCTTCTTCGCTGCCTTGAAGGCCGAGAACACCCCTCCGATGCCGCTGAAGGCCACCTTGAGGGCCCCGACGATGGAGAGCAGGGAGAACAGTGCCGGGATGGCTGCGAGGGCCGCTCCGGCGACCTGACCGAGGCTGGAGGCCAGCCCGATGCCCGCGCCGCCCAGTGCGCCGATGCCTGCCACCAGAGGGTTCATCAGGGACAGCAGGCCAGCGATGATCGGGACCAACGCGATGAAAGGCGGCGTCAGCTTGGGTCGCCACTTGCCGAGCTTGTCGAAGCCGTTGTTGATCTTCTCGACCCACGGGACCGCGCGCTGCACCCCGCGCTGGAAGTTGGTCATCTTGGAGGCTGCCGGAGTCAGCGCCGCCCCGACGCGCTCGGTCTCGGTGGCCATCCTCCGCGCCTCACCAGCGTGCTTGGAGATCGTGGAGGTGGCGCTCTTGAGGACGGTGTCAGCCTTCGAGGTGGCATTCCCGAGGGCGCTCGCAGCAGCTCCACCCTCCTTGAGGACGGTGTTGTGATCCCGGTGCGCGTTGGCACTCTCGTGCACGGCGTTGGTGTCGTTGCTGATGGCCTTGGTGTGGCCCTGCGTGGCCGCTGTGGACGCCTTGGCCCCCGAGACGGACGCGGCGTTGAGGCCAGCCTCCTCGGCCTTCAGAGCCGCGATCTCAGCCTTGGCCTTGCGTGCCTCCCGGGCAACAGCGGAGAAGTCGGCAATGGCCTTGTAGATGACCCGAGTCTCGTTCTCAGCCATTGCCCACCTCCTTTGTGCCTAGAGCATCTTTCCCCGCTGGTCGAGGCCCCCTACCATGCCCCGGAGCCTCTCGAAGGACCCGTTGCTGTTCTTCGCTAGTGCCCGAGCGATGGCCTCGTTCGGATCGATGTCAGGTGCCTTGCCGTTCTCTGTCGGAACAGAGGGTGAGGTCTGCCTGTCGGGAGTGGCCCCGAGCATTGCGGCCTCGATGTCGTCGTACGCGAGGGACCCTGCCTGAGCCAGAGGCTCCTTCTTGTCCTTCGCATCCGCCATGTATCCGTTGACGATGAACCCCGCGAGGTTCCGTGCCAGCCATGAGAAGCGGCCATCCTCATCTCGTTTCTGGAAGAAGCGCCGCTGCTGGATGGCTGCGGTGATCTGCCGGAAGCGTGCGAGGGGAAGCTCCCAGATGACCTCGTCGGCCCAGCCGTACTCCGCCGACACGAGGTCGAAGGCAGCTGAGAACCCACCGAGGAGGCCATCGGGGTCTAGGACCGCGAGCTTCTCTTCGAGGATGCGCCCTGCTTCGCGACTGCGCTCGTCTGCTGGACCTTCAGCAGAAGAGCTAGACGTTTTCCCAGTGCCACGATGTGGGGTGCCTCGACCTTGATGATCTGCTCCAAGATGGTGACGAGGTCATCGATCTCCGGGTCAACCAGCTCCAGACGAAGCTCGGCTTCGGCCTGCTCGTTCTCGGCCTTCTCGATGGCAGTCAGGCGGGCCCCGTCGTGGAGACCTGCCGGGAAGACCATCCGGTTGATGAACTCGACGGCCTCGTCCTCCGCCTCCGGGATGGCGATGATGACCGCCCCCAGCAGCTGGCCGGTGAACGCCTCGGTGGAGGTGTTCGGGTCGAAGCTCAGGGTGGGCAAGACCTCCGATGCGCCTCGGGTGAGGATCTTCAGCAGGGACATCAGGGCCCGCGTCTTGAGACGCTCGACCTTGATCTGGGTGCCGGACACCAAAGCCACCGGGGTTGCCTCCGGTGCCAAGGTGTCGATGTCAGTGTTTCCGGTCGTCATGCGACTCTCTCTCCTACTTAGTTGTTTTTGGAATCAGCTCCAGCGTCAGAGCGGACGGCTCAGCAGGTGTCCGATGCGCTTGGTCGGCTGGCCGGTGCGGCTGTCGAGGACCGGGTTGCCCTTCTCGTCGGTCGAGGAGAACAGTGCGGAACCGTTGTAGTTCAGCAGCAGGCCTTCCTTGTACGACGGGCCGTCAAAGCTGAAGGGCTGGAACTGGACCTTGTAGAGCACGAAGTCCAGCAGGCGCACGACACCGTCGGCGTCCTTGGACGGCACCCGCACGACCATCGGTCGCGGCTTGGTGTTCATCGTGTTCTCTTCCCACAGGGGGAGAGTGAAGGTCTGGTTCGCGCCCGTGCCGGAGCTGGCCACGACCGAGCCGGAGATCAGCGACAGGGTCTGGAACGGGATGTAGCCGCCCTGCACCGTCACGTTGACCTTGTTGGCCCAGTACCACGTCGACAGGATGGTGTCGTCGCCGGTGTTGTCGTAGCTGTCCTGATCAAGCTCCATGGAGCCAGACCGGATGCCGTAGATGTCACCAAACTCCTCTTCGAGACCGGTGGCCCCGTCAAGGATGGCGGCGTGAGAGATGCTGAAACCCTCAACTGTCGGGTTGCCCATGGTCGATCTCCTTCAGAACGAGTTGGCAAGTGAACAGGTTCGAGTTCTTGCCTACCTCTGAAGATCGGCCTCAGCCCTCAGGGCTGGTAGACGGCCTCCGACTCCACCAGATCGCCGATCAGGTTGAACCGGTGGAGCACTCGCAGCACCGGCTTCCCCTCCCGCCGCATGGTCTTCTTGCAGTCATCACAGGACAGCTCCACGAGGTTGCCGTCCACGATCTTGGGGTGTCCTCCGGCCACAACGGTCTTGGCCAGCAGGCGGCGTGGTCCCACTGGGCAGCGAAGCTCAACGATCTGCATGTTCGCTTCTCGCGATCTGGGCCAAGGTCCACAGGCGTTCGCCCTGAGCGGCGGGGAGGTTGTCCTTGAGCTTCAGGAAGAGCTTCGCCACGACGGCATCCCAGCTGTGTGCCTGCGGGATGATGCGGGCAGCCAGCTCGCCCTTCTCGTGGGCCTCGTTGCGGTGCTGGAAGACGTGGATCATCAGCCGGGCGAGGTCTTCGATGGACGCCCGAGCGTTGAACGTTTCTGGAAAATCAGAGCTGACCGGCTCCAGCGTGTAGGCCAGCGGGTAGGAGTAGGCAGGGTCGAGCCACTGGGTGTGGCCTGCCCAGTTGGTGGCGATGACCGTGCCTCCGGTGCTCATGAACTCCAGCGCCGGGACGTTCTTGCCCTCACCCCGGGACGGGGCCAGCAGGCAGTGCTGGACCTTGTAGAACTGGCGGACCACCTCGGTCGGCCAGATGTCGTAGAAGATCCGCAGGGAGGAGAACTCGTCACCGGTCTCCGGGTCGATGTCCCGGTACAGGTCCTCGATCTTGTGGTGCAGGCCGGGGGCAGTGGTCTTCAGGCTGAGCCGGGCCCAGCGCCAGAACTCCGCGTCCATGGTGCGCGCGAGCCGGAACGCCTCGATGGTGCGGAAGGGATCCTTGCGCTCGCTGAGCACACCGATCTGGGCGAAGTGGAACTCCTTGGTGTCCCACTCCCGGTCGAACATGTGGGGCCACTCGGCGGGGTCGAAGCCGCCCTGAAGGACGAACAGCGGGCCGTCGAAGTAGGGCCGGAAGCAGTCCGGGTCGACGTCGGAGTAGCCGATGAAGGCGTCGAAGTTCTTCAGCCGCTTGCGCAGGTCCTTGCGAGACTTCTTGGCGAGGTTGAGCAGGTTGGAGTACTCCCACATGGTCCATGCGACCTTGACCGCTGCGTGGGGTACGACCTCGTCGGGGCACTGGAGGTTGGCCGGGTCGACGTGGTTGATGTAGAGGTCGAACGGAGCGGCCAGCTCCTTGGTCAGCAGGTTGGCCACGTCCTGCGGGAGGGGGGCGTCCACTGAGGTGGCCTGTAGGTAGACGTCGGCTCCGGCGCGCATCAATGCCTGCGCCAGTCCGATCCCATCGTTGCCATAGCCGGAGTACCGACTCATCGGTGTGCGGAGCAACACCTTCATCTTGGACCTCCTTGGGTCTCTCTTTTTGGAAACTGCTTAGGGTACGTTCACGCCGTAGGTCATGCGGCCCATGTAGGCCCCGTCGGTGTCCCGGATGGGAGACAGGGTGGGTCCGTCCACGCGGTGGCTCCCAGCGACCACCACGCCCGTCTTGGAGGCCACCTGATCGGTGGTGCCCCAGATGTATGGCATCCCCTGCCGGGTGCCTGCGTCGGTGAGGTGCAGGTGCTTGTCGAGGAGCTTCTGGATGCGCTCGATCTTGGACTTGGCGTCGTTGACCTTGACCGAGCGGTCCTCGTTGCGGGTGGGGTCGGCCCAGATGTCGATGTAGACCCGGGGGAAGCGCATCGTGTTGTGGTCGTTGGGGGACGTCCACGTGCCGTCCTCATTGATCACGAGCAGGCACTTGCCGGTGTTCTCCACCTTCACGTTGATCGGGTTCTCGTCGAAGATCCACGTGTCCCAGCTGATCGAGCGGCCCAGCAGCTCCCGCAGCCCAGCGTCCTGCGCGAGGTAGTTGCGGATGGCCAGAGAGAGGTCGGTCATTTCCGGAGTCCTTCCAAGTATCGGAGCGCGGACTGAATCCTGCTCACTGAGTCCCGGAAAGCCCCCAGTCCGGTATTGCACGAGTAGCACAGTAGGCCTCGAACACAGGCCCCACAGGAACGCTCTCCGGGGCAACAGGAATGGTCATGATCTACTGCCAACCGACGGGGAAGGCCGGTCTTCTGGTGGACGGCTGTCTCCGGCTCCTTACAGACCGCACAGCACCCGTTCTGGGATTCGAGCAGCGCGTCGTACTGGGCAGGGGTGAGGCCGTACTTGGAGAGCAGGTGGTATCCGTGGAGGTAGTCAGGGTTGCCCCTGCGCCACTTGGCATGAGTCTCCGCCGTGGCCTCTCGCGTGCTCTCGTACTGAGCCGATGACCTCCTGTTGCAACAGCTGATGCACTCAGCTCGGTAGCCCTTGCGGTACTTGTAGAACTCGGTCAGGTCCTTGACCGCACCACACATGGTGCAGCGCTTCACTTCCGGAGTCCTTCCAGCATCGCTTCCACCCACAGGGGGTGCAAGTCAGCCAATGGTCTCATAAAGTCGTGGTCGCCACGGGCTGCGGACTTCCCCACCCAGTGGGTGCCCCGGCGCTTCTCGTAGATGGCGTAGTCGACCGGGCCAGCTCCGCCGTACTGGATCTCACCCTCCCACGTCTCTCCGCCTCCTGAGACTGAGATCTTGCCGGACGCCTTCAGGGCTCCGGACTCCACGTGGACAGCGGCCTGAGTCTGGGCGAAGCCGAAGTCGAGCACAGCGTGCAGTGCCGCCTTGGCCTTCATGGTGGGCATCATCATGAGGCGGTCCAGCTCGCGCTCCACGTCGGACCAGTCGGTGGTGACCTCGATCATGGGACGAAGTCCTCAATGGGCTCTTCGGACGGCCAGTTCTCGCCGGTCAGCTCCTGACCGGTCTCGATGATCTGGACCTCGATGTGGTGCCTGTCGGCGAAGGCCACGACCTCGTCAGGGATCGAGCGGATCTCGAAGGTGCCAGCCACCGGGATCGCTCCGCGCTCGTTGGGGATGGTCACGATGCGGTCCCCGGCCCTGATGGGGGCGTAGGGGCCTGTGAGCATCACGCCCACCCGGTCGGGTGCCTTGCCCGCGACCATGGCAGGGAGTGCGTCCTTGCCCTCGCGGATGAAGTTCATGTCGAGTCGGCACCGCAGGAACTGGAGAGCGTCGTTGATCGCCGGGTCCGGGTCGGTGGCCTGCGAGTAGGCCATGGTGGCGACACCGTCGTCAACGGTCAGCGTGAGTCGCTCGACCCGCACTGCGGAGTTGAACAGGTGCTCCACGTCGTCACACCCCTTCGACGATCACCAAGGCGTTGGGGTCCCAGCCGAAGGTGGTCGAGAGGCGGCGGTCCACGGGGGACAGGTACTCCACGTTTCCGGAAAGGTGTCCGGCGATGAAGGTGCCGTCGTGCTCGAACATCTCGATGCCGCCCCGCTGGAAGTCCCCGCTCGCGCGGTCACAGACCGACAGCTGGCCGACGGCCATGTCGAACCACATGATGCCGGTCTCCAGCCCCTTCTGGGCAGCCTGAGCCACCTTCGAGTAGGAGTAGGAGCCGATGGACTCGGAGTTGAACGGGGAGGCCTTGGCAGCCTGATACGGAGCGGAGAGGTGGATGGCGTCGGCCATGGAGATGATCGCGAAGTCAACCAGCTGCTGCTGGTCAGCCGTCAGCAGCTCGGGGTCGAAGATGCAGGTCCCGATCTTGAACAGCAGCATGGCCTGAGGGATGGCGGAGGAGGCGATGAACGTTTCAGGAAATGAGGCTGCGGGCCTGCCTGTGAACGCCGCGATCATCTCCCGGTCGTAGGTCTTGTATGCCATCCCTCAGGTTCCCTTCTGTCAGGCTCGCGGCAGCGGGACTGCCCGGCCACGCCGAGCATCCTGAGCGACCATGTCGTCATCGAACGTCTCGCCGGGGAAGGCCACGAACGGCCCCGGGCTGAAGTAGTGCTTGCCCCAGCGGCGGATCTGGGCGTTGGGGTCGTTGGCGAGATCGAGCCACGACTTGCCGGTGCGGTCCTGCGTGCGCTTGAAGGCGTCGCCGCCGATCTCGAACTCCAGCTCCTGACCCCGGTACCAGTTCTCGCCGAAGGCCACGAAGCCGTCGTAGACGAAGTGGATCACGAACTTCTCGCCGTCCCCGGCCTTGGCGTACTGGGTCGGGGAGTTCTCAGCGATGATGGCGTTGCGCTTGGCCATCTTGTCCTCAAGCTCCTTGATCCGGAGCTGAGCTGCGGTCAGCTCGACCGGCTCTTCCACGACGTCGAAGGAAGGCATCGGGGCGGAGAGCATGGCCTCCAGCTCGCGGATGCGGGCCTCTTCCGGGTCCTCGGGAGCCGTGTCTGCCGGTGCCTCAGTGACCGGCGTGTCGTCGGCTGTGAGGTCGAGCAGGTCGTCGAAGTTGTCCACCAGTGCGTCCGTTGGCTTCTTGGGGTCAGCCATTGTTGTTGCCCTCCCGGGGTCTCTATTGAAGATCGGCCTGTAACCGCTTGGGACAATGGTACCGGAGTCCCTACCTTGGCGCACACAGCGACTCAGTAGGTGTAGACCACCATGTAGCCCGTTCCCCCGGCTCCACCGTTGCCTCCGAGGCCCGGGTTCATCCCGACGCCGCCACCGCCCCCACCTCCACCACCGAGCCCACCATTGCCGCCGTTACCTCCAGCAGCGCTTGCGAACTGGGTGACGCCACCGCCACCACCCCCGCACCCACCCTGCATGGTGTTGGCAGCAGCTCCAGCGGTTCCGGCTCCAGCAGACCCTGTGGTCGAGTCCGTGCCGACAGCGCCACCGTTGCCTGCCGTGTACGTCCCGGACTTCCCTCCGTTGCCTCCGGCGATGTTGGTGGTCGTGGCCGAGTGGGATCCTCCTGCGCCACCCCCGGATCCGCCCTTCAGGGAAGACCCTCCGTGGCTGCTGGCCACCGGGGTGGCCGCGATGCCTGCGCCTCCGGCACCTCCGAACTCTGCGTTGGCTGTGGTTGCCACAGCTGCGGTGCCCGTAACTCCTGCGCCGCCTGCGCCGTTGGTGCCTGCCGTGGGAACACCTCCGGACCCTCCCGAGGTAGACCCGACGCTGCCCTGACCGCCTGCACCACCCCCACCGCCGCCACCTGTGACGACAGCCGTGATCGCTCCACCGTTGCCACCCCCGCCGCCGTATGCGGTCACGTAGGACCCGAAGGTCGTGTTGCCGCCAGCGCCTCCGTTACCACCAGCTGCACCAGCTGCACCACGGGCTCCAGCAGTGCCTGCGGTGCCGAGCCCAACAGCCACAGTGGAGGAAAGCTCAGAGGCAGCCATGACCCTGTGGACGCAACATCCTCCTCCTCCGCCGCCGCCACCCTTGGCAACGACCGCAGTGGCCAGAGAAGCTCCTGCACCACCGCCACCACCGCCGCCGATGGCCTCCACGATCACGACCTTGGGGGTGAAGGAGGTCGGCATGGTCCACGTTCCACCCACGGTGAAGATCTGGACGTCGGCGTTGCCCAAGCCACCTGCGGAGAGAGGAATGCCTGCCGAGTTCGAGTGGGAGACGCCGACACCGTCCATGAACGCCATGCGCTCACCGGCAGCGAGGAGGGTGTTCTCGATGTCGTAGGAGGTCGCTCCGACCTTCTTGCGGATGGTGACCGAACTCGCAGTGGTGGCGTGCTTGTTGCTGATCGAGATCCACTTGATGGCTCGTGTGGTGGAGACATCCGGGGCGTCACAGATGGTGGTGGTGGTGGCGGTGTTGATGGCGATCTCGTGAGAGCCCGGGAGGGCTCCGGTGTCGGTGAGGTCCGCGTAGGTGACCACCACGTCGAGGGTGGCCGTCGAGCTGGTCACCAACTCCAGCAGCTGGTCGGTCGCAGAGAGAATGATCACGGAACTACACCCCTATCCACATGCGCGCCGCAACCTGCGGGGCGGTCAATCCAGCGGCTGGAGCATCGGCCCAGATGATGTCGAAGTCTCCGTCGCTGTTCTTGGTCAACACCTGCCCTGTCCCCCCAGCTATTGGGATCGGATGGGAGGCCGTGGAGAACGCTGTCCAGCTAACGTAGTCCTGATCTGGGGGAAGGTTCCCGGGCACTGATGATGCGACAGCACTCGTGCAGTACCAGAAGTCTGTGGCTCCGACGGAGTACCGGACCACCTTCCCGATGCTGTAGGCGTTGTTCGCATTCCAGCCGGTGTTGTCCACGGTGACGAACCCGGGCACCCAGCCAATACCTCCACCCCCGTACAGCAGGACCGAGTTCTCTTCAGGCCCCATGAGGGTCTGTGCTTCGAGAGAGGCGGCGGTTTTTCCTGCGGTGAGCAGCACCCAGAGAGCACTGGCGGAGTTGGCTTCCATCGAGGGCACGTAGCCCGTCCCGGTACCCGTCATCACAAACAGGTAGGAATCCTGAAACTCAACCGGGGCGTGGTTGACGACATCCCCTGTGGTGTACTCCGTGCCGATGTCGTAGGTGCCCCGGTACACGAGTGTTCCGAAACTGCCTCCTACGCCCCCCGTAGGGTCAGCCCATGAGACCGCGTAGTCCGTGCCTGAGGTCTTCTCCAGCACCTGACCAGTCGTGCCACCCACCGGGACCCCATGGATCTTGGCGTTGAGCGCGTTCAGCTTCTCCGCAGCCTTGGAGATGAGGCTGGAGAGCTGGCTCAGGGTGACGAACTCGACGGCCATCAGATGCCTGTGGTGGCTGCTTCGAGGGCGGCGGCGAGGTCAGTGACGGACACGGTGATGCCCGCGTTGGCAAGCAGCTGGGTCTGCTGGGGACCGGTCAGCGTCTGGGTGGTGTCGAACTGGAGCCGATTGCCGATGGCGGTGGTCAGCGCAGTCATCCCGGAGGCGTCAGCCGTGATGAGGTCCTGAAGCTCCTTCAGGGTGTCGTAGGCCCCACCTGCGCCCCCGAGGATCTCGGTCTTCAGTGCCGCCAGTGCGGAGGTGACCTTGGAGCCCGACCACGCCGTGGTGGTGTTGGCCGCTGCGTCGTTGATCAGGGCTGCGGAGGCGAGCAGACCTTGAAGCTCGTTGATGGCCGCAACCAGCGAGCCCTTGGCGGTCGTGGTCAGCGAGGTCAGGGAACCGATCCTGCTCGCGAGGGTGTTCAGCTTGGCTGCGATCTTCGCGTTGAGCGCGTCGAGCTGGGCCTTGGTCGTGAACTCTACAGCCATCGTTCCTTCTCCTTCAGATCCCGGGAGTCATGGCGTCGAGCCAATCCTCGAATGCGGTGGTGGACACCACGTTCGGATGTGGGTCCGTGCTCTCTATGTGATCGACCAAAGCAAGTGCCGTAGTGGTATCTGAAGGTCCTACGGGGCCTTCTGGTCCTTCGGATCCCTGTGGGCCGAAGGAGTCCTCGAAGACCTCCACGACCTCAGTGGTGTCCACGAAGATTTCAACGATGGGGTCGTCACTGGCAGCTATTTCGAGAAATACCTCGTCCACGACACACCCCCTAGTAGGTCGAGCGGGACACATCCTTCTGGACGGCGGTCGTGCCCTTCCCGAAGGTCTTCACCCGCCCGTCGTCCATGTTGGTGCCTTGCAAATCCCAGACCCCGGCGCTCATGGTCTCGGTGGTTGCAGAAGGGATCGAGAGAGTGAGGATGCCCTGCGCGGCCCGGGTGGTGTCGACGGTGATGGTGGCCATGACGGTGTCGGCGTCGGCGTCCTTGCGGGCCTGTGCGAGCCACGACCACTGGGACAGGTCGAGAGGCTCCCCAGTGGTCTTGTCCTTGAGCCGGATGGTCTTGGAGAAGGTGTCTCCTCGCACGGGCTTCAGGTCCAGTACGAACATCACTCCTCCTCTCGTCACTACTGAAGATCGGCCTAGACAGGGGAAGGGCCCCCACCGAAGTGGGAGCCCTCCTTGGGGTTGGAGCGATCAGGCCGGGGTGACGTCCGCGACGTACACGAACTGCTCGGGCCGGGTGATGACCGGCAGGATGTTCCACTCCAGCAGGTACTGCCGAGCCGACGGGTCCTTGTCCTTCCACGTCTTGGCGAACTTGCCGGTGTAGCCGTCCGGAGCCTCGTCGTCAGCGGTGGGGCCGACGAACAGCTCGATGGGGCGGTTCTCCGTGAAGTTGCCGATCAGCAGGGCGTCGTCAGCGAAGAAGCGCTGCTCGGCGGACGGGATGGTCGGGTTGGAGGTGTAGGCCGCGCCGACAGCATCGAACACTGCCTCCTGCGGCTTCCAGCTGAGGCCCATGAAGCCCGGCAGGATGCCGGTCTGGTAGTACTGGTCCTTCATCCGGTCGGAGAGCAGGATGCCACCGGCAGTGCCGGGGGAAGCTGCGCCGACGTTGGCGAAGGCGTTGAAGATGTGCGCCATCGTGACCTCGGTGGCGTACGCCTCGACTGCCGGGACCCGACCGTCGCGGGTGATGAGCCGCTTGAGGGCGCGGATGTCCTCGACGATGGCACCCGGGGTGGCCGTGGCCCACGAGCCCGCGACCGACGCCTTGTGCGACGGCAGGAACTTGTAGTCGACGGTCGCCTGAACGTCCGGGTAGTCGAGGGTCAGCGTGCCGGTGAGGGCCTGCCAGATCAGGAACTCGGCGAAGTTGTCGAAGCGCTGGTTGAGGTCCTTGACCTCACGCAGCACCGACTCCTCGGCGCGGGTCTTGCTCAGGTCGCTGATGGAGTTCGCGGCCTGACGCAGCCAGTGCAGCGTGGTGGGCTCGAAGACCTTCTTCTCGCGAAGGTAGACGAACGCCGCGCTCTGCTGCGAACGACCGAGCCGGGGCACGATGTGTGCTTCGGAGTTCGGGATGTTCGGGCGGGCGATGGCGCGGGAGCCCCGGATGACTTCCCACTGCACGGAGGGGAAGGGGTGGGGGGTCTGCGGGACGCGGCTGAGCATCTCCAGCGACTCGGGAGCCGTGAAGCGCTCGACCACACCACGAAGAACCGTGGGCTGGAGCAGGGAGATCTCGGGCACTGAAGTTGTCCTTTCGTCGCGCCAGAGTAGTTTCTGGGAAGTCAGCGACACCGGCTTAGGTGCCCGATCTGCGGCCCGGATTGGCTACCGGTCACTTGCCTGATCTGGTGTTGAGTTGGCCTTTCGAGCTACTCAGGATCAGGAGGGGGAAGCCCCCTCCATCACCTCAGAATCCCGACCGGGAGGTAGTGCTCAGAACTTGAAGAAGCCCAGCACCGTGTTGACCTGTGCGCCGAGCACCGAGGTCAGGGTGACCCCGGAGTTGGCGGCGGAGACCTTGTCGAGCTTCAACATGCCCATGAGGACGATGTTGGCTGCCCAGCGCTGGCCGTTGGCATCGGAGCCGGTGTTGACGCTCTTGCGGAGAACGCCCTCGGGTGCCGTGGTCGTGGCCACGTACATCTTGGTGCCCGGGTCCTGCTTGATGAAGGTGCCGAGCTTGAGGACGCCCTGCCCCGGCTTGAGGGTGACGCCCTTCTGGGTGTAGGCGACGGTCGAGTAGAGCAGCTCGTCATCGACGGTGGTGTCGGAGCTGACGTAGCCGGGACCCGGGATCGAGTTGCCGTAGTATTCGGTGGTCATTTCTGGTGTTCTCCTTCTGAGAGTTCTGGTCGGGTCTGCTGAGTACTACGAGCGCACGTACGCGGCGGTCTGGCTGTCGGCAACGGCGCTGAGGCGAGCGATCTCGTCCTCCACCGTCTTGTCGTGTGCGTCGTCGATGACCTCTGCGCCACCCTCTGCGGAGAGCTTGACGATGGGGTTCTCGGGGACGATCTTGTCGAACAGCTCGGCGTTGGAGAGCTTCAGCTCGACCATGGCCTCCTTGTTCTTCGGGAGGATGTGGCCGGAGAGGACCAGCTTCTCGACCTCTGCCTCGGCAGCGGCCTTTGCACCGCTCTCGATCAGGGTGTCGACCTTGGCGGTCAGGGCGACGATCTTGTTGCCCGCTTCGGCGACAGCGCCGATGAGGACCTCAGCAGAGACCGTCTCGTCGGTGTTGCTCAGGGTCAGGAGGCCGGTACCAACCAGCTCCTCCTGAATCTTGTTGCTCAGGGCGACAGACGCTTCCGCCGTCGCTGCCAGCGCCTGAAGGGCGGTCACGTCGATGCCGTGGTCAGCCTTGAGAGCGGCGAGCGTCTCTTCCAGAGTCATGAAGTTCTCCTCGTTGTCTGCCGGAGTAAGGACCAGCACCTGCCTATCAAGATCGGCCCCACCACGTGAGGCCGCGATCACTTCCTCGAAACCGTGGAGGTTGGTCACGTAGGGACGGTTGGTGATGGCTGTGTGCAGGAGGGTCGGACCCACGCGAGAACCGCTGGTGGTGTCCATGTAGTCGAGGTGGAGCATGGCGGAGGCCCCGAGGAGGGTCTTGCCCATCTTGTCGGCGTCGTCGGTGCGGACGTCGATGTCGACGTAGACCCCGTCGGCCTGCTTCAGGACCTTGATGACCTCGCCGATGTTGCGGTCGGGATCCTCGGTGTGCTCGTTGTTGTCCCCCACCTTGGGGACCTGAACGATGTCGGCCACGCCTGCGGCGAAGTTGGCGATGAGGACGTCAGCGAACTTCTCGTCGACCTTGACGGAGCCACCCTTGACGCCCGGGTACTTCAGCTCGCCGTAGTGGAGGATCTGCTTTCGGAAAACACGCCCGGAGCTGGACCGCGCCAGCTCGACGAAGCGAGAGCCTCGCGGGCCGGGTACGACTACGAACTCATCCATGCCTGAGAAGATCGGCCTCAGGCCACAGGAGGTGTGCCCTCCACGGGAGCTGGGGTGGCCTCAGGAGCCGGAGCTGCATCTGACTGCGAAGGGTCGGCGGGCTTGGTCGGCTCGAAGTCAGTGTCCCCGAAGAGTCCGGCATCCTCCACCGGCTGGGGACCCCCGGGCTCCGAGCCCTCCGTCAGGTACTCGTCGTCGTCGTAGTCCACGACCGGAGTGGGGTAGCCGTCGGCCTCCCACTCGGCGTAGGCGTCCTTCAGGGCCTTCTCAGTGGCCTTGTCGAGGGGCCGGGCATCCTGCACCTGACCGAGGATCGACGCGATGTCGTCGGGCCAGTCGGTGGTAGCCGCGAACTCGAAGGGCTTCCCCTCGTCCAGCGACTTGGCGTAGGCCAGCAGGTAGTCCAGAGTCATCGGAGCCGTGTCAGGCACGTGTGCTCCTCCCGTTCGTGAAGTAGTGGTTGAGGTCGTGGATGCCGTAGTACCAGAAGCCGTGGTGGGTGGCTCCACGAGAAGTGTTCCCCAACAGTCTCCACCCAATCGACGGCGGGTGCTGACGAGTCTTCCCATTGGCGTCGCGAACCTCGCCCAAGTAGCTCAGCTCGCGCTGCAACTCGTACAGACTGCCGTTGCGCTGGGACTCCGGGAGACGCAGCCAATCGGACATCAGCTTGGCCATCCGTGTGCGGAGGTCCTTCGCCTGCTCCAAGAACTCGTTGTAGTGCGGGAGAGCGCCGGAGTTGATCTCCGCGATGACCCTGTCGAGGTTCTGGAGGTGCCCTGCGAACGCCTGCTGGTTCTGGCTCTCGTGGTTCGGGTCGGGCCTGAAGCCGCGACGGATCCACGTGTGGCCACCGTTCCATCCGGAGCCAGACAGGCCGTGAACTTCGACCTCCTCGATCCCGTGCTGCCTGTAGAAGGCGAACAGGTGGTCCTGCGTCTCGGCCATGTAGCCACCGTCGGAGTGCGCTTCGCCGTTCTCCACCCGGGTGCCATTGCTCCGGAAGGAGCGGTTGAGGCGGGTGGTGCCCTTCGGGGTGGTGTAGCTGATGTTGAAGCCGTAGCTGGTCCCACTGACCGAGACAGAGAAGCGGGTGACCCCAGCCTCGCGCAGGGCGTGCTCGATGCCAGCCTTGAGATCGGCCTCGCCCTCAGCGGTGTAGAGGTAGTCCTGCATGGGCGTGGTGTTCGTTTCATCAAACCCGACCGAGCTGAGTTCCGGCTTCGGCGCGTCGTAGCGGTTGATGACCTCAGCACTGACCGGAGTCCACGATCCGGCGCTTGGCCGGTCGATGGTGACTCCACGAGGAGCCCGTGCCGGAGTAGCGCCATTGAGGCTCTCCCCTGCGTAGGTGAAGGCGGTGCTCCGGTCGATGTTGCGGATCCGGCGTACCGAGCCCCCACTGCGGGAGACCAGCACGCTGCCACGACGCCGCCAGTAGCCTCCGGTGCCCCACTGGACCCAGTGGTCGTCGGGGACCTGCAAGAGGTTGCGGGCGTCCACGCTGGAGCCCCGGGTCATGCCCACACCGGAGCCCACGGAGGACCGCGTCACCGGGGCGTGGTCGCCCATGTAGGTGAACGTGGCGTTGTGCGACGCGACGGTGCTGAAGGGCCAGTTGGTGGACCCGCTGATGTCGGAGATGCCCGACCCGGTCACGACCCACTCGGTGCCGGAGGACCCACGGATGTGGGAGCCCACCGGGGCTTCCCGGATGTCTGTGCCGTTGAAGGTGCCTCCCGGAGTGAACCGGGGATCCGAGGGAGCTGCCGTCGCGTCGTTGATGTCGAAGGTGTAGCCGGAGGACATGTAGCTGCTGAAGAAGGACTCGCTCCGGTGGAAGCCGCCGCCGCTCTCCGTCCGCAGCGTGGGGTCTCCGAACTCGTTGAAGCCTGCCGCGGTGTCGAAGGTATCGCCGCTCCGGTTGGTCACCCGGACGTGGGCACCCTCGGGCAGGTTGATCAGCTGCTCGGCGGTCGTGGCGCGCGTCAGGCCCGCCTCGGGGACGTCAGGAACGTCCGGCGTAGCCGGGGCGGCAGGCATGGGATCACGGTGGAAGGAGCCCGTGGAGGCCAGCGAGAAGATGCCCCTGCGGGAGCGAGTCCAGATGGTGCCGTCGGTCAGCTCCAGTCCATCGGAGGTGACGGTGAGCCGGACGATCTGGCCGTTCGGGTACTTGTACTCGAAGACCGACCCGAGGGGTGCGTTGAGCATCTCGTCGACACTGACCGAGTCCGTGCCGTTCATGCCGTGCACGACCTCGAAGGTGTTGCCTCCGCCGACAGCGGTGTTCATCCGCTCCTCGGTCAGCGGCCACTCCCGACCGGAGGCCATCCGGATGACCCGGTTGCCGTGGACGTCCCTGTCGATGGTGGCCATCATGAAGCGGTCATCAATGCCGACCGACCCGTTGACCCTGACCCGGGTCCCGATGGGCTGGTTGACCAGCGAGGGGACGTCGATGGGGGTAGCAGGCTCCCTCGGGGTGTCCGCGCCACCACGGTCTGCGGGCTCGACAGAGCCGTTCGTCTGGGACGGCTCGGGTGCCGGGGTGATCTGACCGGTGTCGAAGTTGTAGTCCGGAGGAGGCGGGGTAGCCGCTGCCGGTGCGTTGGGGGCGGCTGCCTCCGGAGCAGGAGTGGTGTCCGGCGTGGCGGGAGCGTTGCCGTCGGGCAGGTAGAACTCGTAGCCATGCAAGGTCGCCCACGAAGCGACCTCACTCTGATCGAAGGCGTCTCCGGTATTGATGTCGACGAACATCCGTCCTCCGGAGCTGTACCTCAGCGTCCGGTCGGAACTGGCGTCCCCACTGTCAGGGTTGTCGTAGGTGACCCGCACCTGACGGTCCCGAGCCCTGTCGATCAAGGCCAAGGACGTGATGGTGAACCGGGCTCGCCCGTTGTGCTCAGAAGCGGAGAGGTTGGAAGGAGCCCACCCGGTGAGGTCCCGAGCAGCAGGAGCCTCAGGAGCTGCTGGCGTGGCCGGGATTTCCGGGATGTCCGGGGTGGTCGGAGCAGCAGGAGCGTCTGCCGATCCCTGCGGGGTGTCCCAGCGGGGCTTGGCCGTCGGGTCGTTGTCGCTGTTGAGGGCAGGCCTCTGGAGCACCGAGTGGTTTCTGAAAACAGGTCCGCTGGCGATGCCGTGGGCGTCCTCGCGCTGCCACGACTCTTCCTCGGGGATGCCGTAGTAGCCCGGGGGCCGACCTTCCGCCTGCTCCTGAATCATCTGGAGGAAGAGCTTCTTGTTGCGGGTCTTGTCGTGCTGGCGGGCGGCGGTGATGTTGCCCTGACGGATGCCGTCGCGGTCCCGCTTCATGCCGAAGTAGGCGGCGACGCCGAGGGAGACGTTCATGTCCTGCAACGGCGATCCGCGCATGGCCATGACCCGCTTCAGGATCTTGTCCGGGGTGCTGTCCCGGGGCGAGAGGCCGAGCTGGCGAGCCAGTGCCTTCTCCTGATTGGAGGTCAGCATGTTGGAGATGATCGAGCGGGCAACCTTGAGGTCGGCCAGCGTCACGTCCATCTGCTCCGGGCCCATGTTGACCCGCTCGGCGCTCGGGGAGACGCCGTTGACGTAGCGCCCGACCGTGACCCGCTGGTGGAAGTCAGCCATGGTCACGTTGTCGGGGATGATGACTGCGCCCGGCTCGGTGTACTCGAACCCGAGCTTCTCGGCGGCGAAGCGGATCATGGCGGGCTTGTGCCGCGCTGGGACGAGGATCCTGCCGTCCGGGCCGTAGGTGCTGTACTTCTTGATCGCCAGCTCGGAGAGGTGGTTGCGTACCTCCTGCGAACGGAAGATCGAGCCCGGGGGCAGCAGGTCGACGTTGTAGTACGAGGACTGCATCGAGCGGGAGTAGACCTGCGCGTTGATGAAGTCCCACAGGTCCTTCTGGGAGACCTTGGGGCCGCCCTCGTACAGATCGATGTTGGGGGTAGTGTCCCAGTTGGTGTCGATCATGTCGTGCGGGCGGGAGCCGGGCAGGTTGGTGATGTCCCCGAAGTGCAGACGACCGTCGTTGATGGCTGAGAAGATGGCGGCGTTGTTCTCGCCGAAGGAGTTGTAGCCCGCGCCACGGCGTCCCACGAGGAACATGAAGCCGGAGTTGTCCTGCGTGTCGTCAGTGCGGGTCAGGACGACCGGCAGGGACCGGCCACCGTTCTTGGACGACTTCACGTAGATGGTGACCTGCTGGCCGGGGCGCATCTCCCGGAGGTGGGCGTACTCCTGAATCTTGTCGCCGGGGACGTAGTCGCTGACGTTCTCGATGTGGCGCTCGGGCACCGTCGGTACGGGGTCGCCTTCGACGTGCTGCTTGCCGACGGTCACCTTCCCGTTGACGAGGGCAGGCTTCAGGACGCTGTTGGGGACGACCGTGTGATCGTCGTTGTTCATGACCTGCTCGTCAGGCATGACCGTGTAGGTGTGGTCGGTGCCGTCATCCCCAGCGAGGTGGATCTCGGTGCCGGGCTCCTGTGCGTTCACATCGTCGATGCGCGCGAGCCGGTCGCCCTCGTTCCAGCTGTCCTTCGAGGGGGTGCCCGAGATGTCCTGATTGGGGACGTGCCACGCGGGCTGGTCACCGTTCTCGATGTAGTGCCCGACGTTGTCTTCCGACATCGGGATCCGCAGGCCGTTGAGGTCGGCCTCGTAGGTGCCGTCGGACCTGCGCTCGATGGAGACTTCCCCATCACCGAGCACGATGGCGTCACCCTGCGGGACGTCCGCGAGGTCGTTGGTGGTGGCCAGCTGGACGGTGGCTCCGACGGGCTTCTGATCCGGGTCCGGGCCGTTGCGGACGACGACCGAGTCATCCCCGGCGACGTCGCTGGGCAGGTAGAAGTCCTGCGTGACCTTGCCGATGGGGGTGTCGTAGGTGCCATCGGCGTTCTTCTTGCCGACGATCCCGGTGCCGTCCTGTGCGACGGAGCCGACCGCAGCCTGCTCGACCCACGGGGCGTTGACCTTGTCGCCGGGCTTGGACGTCGGGTGTGCGTTCTGGTTGTTCCTGTTTCCAGAAAAAGCGTAGAAGTCCGTGGTCCCGTACAGCGGGTGCGGCTCCATCAGGTCGGCGAACTCCGTGGGGGACATGGAGATCTCGGTGTGGTCACCGTCGTCGGAGAGCAGGTGGATCTGGCCGTCGGCCTCCATGCCCCACAGGCCACCGCTGTACCGGTTCTTGGTGAGGAACTTGTCGCCCACCCGGGCGTTCAGGACGTCCTTGCGGTTGGTGACCGGGGTGGAGAACTTGCCCTCCCCGGCAGTGATGCCCTGCGCGCGCATGTCGGCGGCGCTGAGCCTGCGGTCGCCGAAGGCCTCGGTCGACATCGTGGGGGCTGGCTGGGGCTCGGCGGGAGCGTCCGGCTTGAGAGGGAGCTTGTCCTGCTTCGGGCTCTTCTTCTCTCCGTCGATGCCGTTGGCTGCGACGTCGGCAGTGATCGCCTTGTCCCGGTTGGCGTCCGGAACGGCGTTGTGCCCGATCTTGCCGTCGGAGCGACCCTTCGGTTCGGAAGCCGGGGAAGCTGCCTCCGCGCCGTTGAGCTTCGACTTGGCCTTGTCCAGCTCCTTGGCTGTCGCGCGCTTGTCCTTCTCAGCGGTGATTGCGGCGTGCCGGTCGGCCAGCTCCTTGTTGGTCGGGTGGATGTCCTTGGCCGCGCTGAGGTCCTCGTGGACGGCCTTCAGGTGGTTGTCGTCCATCGTGGCCGGGTCCTGCGGCGGAGCATCCTTCGGGGCGACCTCCCGGCGCTTCCGGGTGGGTACCGGCTTCGGGGGGATGGCACGCCGGGGGCCGGGGTCTGGGGCTGCGTCCGGCGTGCCATCGGGGGAAGTCTTGGTCTTGTCCTTGGAGTTCTTGTCGGGCAGGGCGAGCCGCTGCGGGCCGTTCCCGGCGCGCATCTGGGTGGCCAGCTCCTTGTACTGCTTGGCCTGCTCCGGGTCGGTGGACTCCGCCGACATCTTGTCGAGGCGGGAGGCCATCTCCTCCAGATTGACGTCCGGCGCGGGGGTGCCGTCCGGGCCCGGGGCACCGGCAGGAACGTTGACGTCCGCACTGTTGGCGGTGGGGTCAGTCGGGTCGACGCCGAGGGTCTCCATGGTGAAGTCGGGGTCGTTGGCCTGCATGTTGTCGAGACGCTCGTTGAGCTGGTTCTCGGTGTTGCGGTCCCGCAGGTCCAGCGCGCGGCCCTTGGGGGTGAGCAGGTAGAGGTTGTGGTCGGGGGTGCGCGCGATGGCCACGGACTTGTCGCCGTTGAGCCGGAACACCTTGGACCCGGCAGGCAGCCGGTGCGGGTGTTCCCCCACCATGACGGTGTGGTCGCCTTCCAGCTTCGTGAACTGGGCGGTCTTGACGTCGAGGTCGGGGGAGTCGGCGATGACCTGCTTGATCTCTTCAGCGGTCTTCTTCGCCCGGGGGGTCTTGGGCGGCTCAGGCTTGTCCGGGGTCTTGGGACCCTTCGGACCCTTGGGGCCCTTGGGACCGTCTCCACCACCGGAGCCGCCCGCTGCTGCCGCGCGATCCTCGGGGACGGGGGTGTTGGGGAAGCGCTTGTCCGCGCGAGCGATGGCGTCGAGCGTGATCAGTGCACCAATGGGCAGGCCGTACTTGCGGGAACCCTCGGGGGTCCGGACGTGCCTGTCTCCCTTGCTGAGGAGGAGCAGGTTGTTGGCCAGCTCGACTACCTCGGGATCACTGATGTTGCTGAGCTGGAGGAGCACTATTGTCCTGCCGTCCGTTCTGAGTAGTTCACCCGTCGCTTCGGGTACAGCCCTTGATGCTTTCGATGCTCTGTAGAAGATCGGCCACGTCCCCTTCGAGCACCAATCCGGACCTCAGAATGGACGCCGGGGAGAGCCCGGTGAAGCGGTACTCACGCTCAGATGTGGCGGCGTCAACCAGTACAGCGATCAGTCCCCGGGTGGCTCCCAACAGGCTGTCGAAGTGGAACCGGACGGTCTCGTGGGCGATGGTCTGCTCAGTCACTGGATTCGCTCCTCAGAAAGCGTTCGAGCTTGCGGAGCCACTTCATGATGCTGGCGAGGAAGCCGGGGCGGAGCTTCTTGACGGCGGAGGCGGACATCGTCTGGGGCTCAGAAACATCTCCGGTGACCTCCCCGTCCTCCTCCAGATAGTTCTCCAGCCCGACGATCACGATGACCAGATGGCACAGGCAGCGGGGGTGTCGGGGCGGACCCTTGAGGTCGCCGTAGACCTTCATCCGGTTGTCTGCCGGGTACTCGGCCTCCAGTGCCACCTCGGTGTCGTGCAGGTCGGCGCACAGCTCGCAGGGGACGTGGTCGATGAAGTTGGCCTGCCACAACTTGCGGACGATGAAGCCGCCGCTGGAGGACAGCTCCTTGGCACTGCGGAGCAGGGCGTCTGTCTGGCCCCGGGCTGCGGCCACACCAGCGCTGTGACTGATTCTGGAAACAACCCGCACCAGATCCTCGGGCTTGCCGGGACTGGCCTTGTAGTCGCGGAGGTTCCGCTGGACGTCAGCCACGAGCCCGTCGAGGTAGGAGGACTTGATCACGTTCTTCGGGAGCCAGCGGGGCTTCCAGCGGGGGATCCCGGCCTGTTCAGCGATGTGGGCAAGGCCGACGGTGGCAGCGGAGCGGTAGGCGTCCCTGACGACGGCCTCCAGCGCCCAGCGGACGGAGGCTGCGGTGTAGTCGCCCTTGGCCCACGCCTCGAAGATCACCATGATCCGCTGCCGGGAGGAAGCCTCCAGAGCCCGGACGGCGAGGTTGGTCCGTCGGGCCGACTCGATCTGGTCTCCGAAGCTGGGCACCGATCAGGCCGTGGGAGCTGCTGCGGCCTCAGGGGCAGCGGGTGCCTCAGCGGGAGCGGCGGGGGTGGGAGCATCGGCCTGCCCGGGGGTCTTCTGTCCCAGCGCCTTGTCGGCCCGGCCACGGGAGGCCACGAGGTCGTCGATCACGTCGGTGAGCTGTCCGGTGTTGGCGGCGTACTCCTTCACGGCGGTGGTGAAGACCTCCTGCACGTTGCGCATCTCGTTGATGTTGCCGGTCTCCTTGGCGATCTCGAACTGGCGCTGGAGGCTGACCAGACGGGTCATGGTCATCGCCCGGGTGGAGGCCTGCGTGTTCGGGTCGAAACGGTTCCCGATCTCGGTGCCGATGGGAACCCCGAAGAAGCGGGCTCCCTCAGTCGTGCGGACCTTCCGGCCTGATGCCGAACCTGCGGCGGTTGCGAGGGCCATGCTCATACTCCTTCAGAGGCGTTGCTGAGGGCCAACATGCGGTCGGCCCAATCCATCATGTCGTCCGAGATGCCGGAGAGTGCGACCTGACCGGGCTTGGGGGCCTTGACCACCGTCGGCGGCTTGCCGAACTTGCCGGGCTTGAGAGCCTTGGGCTTCTTGGCCTTGGGGGGCTGTCCGGGGACAGCAGGAGCTGCGGGCTGGCCCGGCACGGCGGGCGCTGCGACAGGCTGGGCCGGAACGAGCGGCTGGCCTGCTGTGGGTGCGGTCTGGCTGGCCTGCTGCTCCTCCGAGGACGGAAGGCCACGCGAGTCGGCGATCTTGTCCGCCTGATCGGCCATGTACCCGATGACATCCCCGAGGGAGTTCATCGACGCCAGCTCCTCATCGGACATCTCCAGCGCGGGGTCAGGAGGCAGAGGCTGCCCGTCCGGCCCGAGAGGGCCTGCTGTGGGGTCTCCGGGGACTCCCCCGGCACCCAGAGCTGGGTCCGCTCCCGGCACGCCTCCGGGGGCGAACTGGGCGGCAGCTGCGGCCTTCTCCTCGGCCTCGCGTGCTTCGACCTTCTCCCAGTCGATCTCCAGCCCCATGTCCTTGGCCTGCGTCTTCTCCAGCTCCCGCATGAACTCCTCGGAGACGTTGGCGCTCTGGCCTGCGGTGGCGAGCTTGTCGAAGGTGGCTGCGATGGCCGCGCGCTGCTCGTCGGTGAAGGTGCCCCACGTGAAGGTCGGGTACTTGCCACCGTCGAAGTTGTAGTCGATCAGCTGGGGGATGATGTAGTGGTTGATCTGGTTGGCGACGTCGTCCATGATCGCCCGCAGCATCAGGATGAACATGTCATCCCCGGGCTTGGCGAAGTTCACCAGCGCACCGGACTCACCGGAGCCCCCACCCGTGTCCGCGTCGAAGAAGGCCGCGAGGACGGACTCGCTCATCATGTGGTTGTGGTGGTTGATGAGGTTCAGGAAGTCGAAGGTTCCGCCCTCCTTCAGCACCTCGACCTTGAAGCCCTCGGGCATCATCATCCACTGGGCCAGCGCGAGGCTGCTCAGGTTCCGGGCGAACTCGGTCTTGGCGTTCTGGGAGGCGTTCGGGGGGACAGTGCCGATCCGGGTGCCTACGGCTGCCCGCTGGGCTGCGAGGTGGGCAGTGAAGTAGGCCTTGGCCTTGGCGTCGTAGTGCGGGAACGCGGACTCGAAGAAGGAGACGCCGTAGAACTTGCGCTCGTCCTCCTGCGCGGCGTAGTAGAACGCGTACTCGGGCTCGATGAAGACGTCGGTGACCTTGCCCCCGGTGACGGCGCGCTGACGGAGCCCGGCGAAGCCTCCTGTCTTGTCCGAGACGAAGGTCATGGTGTCGGAGGGACGGTAGGCCAGCTTCTGGAGGGTGACCTTGCCCTTGAGTGGGCCCTTGGTGGGGATCCAGAACACTTTCTCGAAACAAGCGAAGCCCTCGAACAGGGCTCCGAGCATCTGGCCGATGAAGCGCTGGAAGGTGGTGGTCATGCCACCGTTGGCCGGGGCCGTCCGGAAGACGTTCTCCATGAACTTGCCTTCGGCCTCTCCGCCGTCAGCAGGCTTGAAGGTGGCCGACACCAGCGAGGCGCGGATCGGCAGCGTCAGGAGGCGGTACAGGGCCCGTGCGTGGCCGTCGAGGCGGCGCATGGTGACCAGCTGGCGGGTGGTGGGGCGCTGGACGTCGTACTCGTCCTTGAGCACCTCGTTGAGGTCCTCGGTGGGGGTCTTCTTCAGGCCCATGCCGACGGGGTTGAACGGGGTGGTGTACGCCAAGGAGGAGTCCACACCCTGCTCGAAGCCCAGTGCAGGGATCTCCGAGGTCTGGTCGGAGGGCTTCTTGGTCTTGTCCTCAACAGCGGTACTAGACACCGATGCTCATCCCCTTCATGCCGAATGGAAGCTCGAAGGCTCCCTGTCCATACTCCAGTGGAGCCAGCTGCTCCCCGATCATGAAGAGAGAGCCGCCTGAGTCGATGGCCTCGCCGTCGGGGGTTTCCTCGCCGCCTATACCGATTGCTCCCACGATAGAGCACACGAAGGCGTCTGCTTCGTCTTTCGACCCGTTCATGGGGTGGTCAACCTTGCCATTAACTCGGGACAGGCCCTCCAGCTCGTTCTGGAGGCGCTGACTGAACGGCATCTTGAGCCGACTGTCGCTGGCAACGTCCTTCAGGGTCTTCCAGAGATCAGGCTTCAGGTCGGTGGAAACCCGCTCCGAGAGGATGCCGTGGGAGGTCAGGATCTGGATCGTGTCGACGCTCTGGAAGCCGTCGAAGGTGAAGGACCCGATCCAGAAGCCGCGCTTGATCAGCTCGAAGCAGAGCTTGCGGGCCCAGCGGATCTGGATCTCCCGGGGGAGGACCTCCTTCTCGCCCCGCTCGTAGTCGATGGCGGCGATGTCGGCGGAGAAGTTGATGGTGAAGTCGTTGCGGACGTGGGGAGCCGTGGTCGTGTAGGAGGAGACGTAGCCGGTCTCGTCCTCCATGGTCTCGGTCTGATCAACCCACTTCTCGACGTGGCTCATGGCGATCCCGGCCCTGTCGCCCTTGACCGCGAGGTCACCGTGCATGGCGTAGCGGGCCCCTGCGACGGGACGGAAGTCGGCGGCGAAGGTGAAGACCGGCTCCCAGCCACGCACGGTCTGGCCTGTGGCCTTGCTGGTGGTTTCGACAACCTTGTAGTCGACCTGAATGGGCTGGTCCGGGCGGTCGACGGCCTGCCGGAAGATGGCCGGGTTGCGGAAGTAGGAGTCGGTGGCGCGGAAGGGGCGACACTCGTACTTGGCCGCTGCCTCTTCGGGGTCCTTGCGGTAGTCCGAAGCGAAGGCGTCCTTTCCAGAAATACGGGGGTTGACGTCCCACGTGGCGTACGGGCCGGAGGCGAAGTAGATCGACTGCTCGAAGCCGACGTCGAGGATGTCCTGCTCTGCCTCTGCGATCAGCTGCTGGATCGTGGAGCCGAGGTAGCGGGGGTAGGAGATCGCCGCCCGCTTGTAGCTCTCGGGGAAACGGGTGGAGGCGGAGGTCTTGAGCATCTTCAGGATCGACTCAGCGGAGGTGCTTGCCTCCCGGGCCCTGTTGCCCTGACCGATCATCTCGCCCGCAGCCTTGAAGGCATCGATCTCGTCGGCGATGCCGAGGATGATGTTCAGGCCTTCCTGCGACTCCGCGTCGGAGTGGCCGGAAATGGCGGTGATGTTCTTGGCGTACTCGATGGTGTCGCGCTTGGGCTCGGCCTTGTCCTTGAACCAGCCCCGCTTGACCATCCGGGTCAGCGGCTCGAAGAACGCGCGGTTGGCCTGCGCGGAGTTGGCCGCGATGTTCAGGATGTGGATCGAGTCGTCCTCAGGCATGTTGAAGTAGCGCTGGGGGGACCGCAGGCACATCAGCAGGTAGGCGACCCGCATGGCCGCGACGCGCACGGTGGAGTCCTTGCCGCCACCCTTGCCCCACTCAGCGGCGATCAGGTTCTTCATTGGGTAGGGCTTGGCCCAGTAGCCGCCGAACCAGTCGCCCATGTCGATGAAGGTCTTCTGGAGGTAGACCCGCTCGATCACCCGGACCAGCTCGTACTGGATGTCGGAGAGCATCCACTCCGCGCCGAGGTACCCCTTGTCCTGCACGAAGACCTGAAGGGGTACCGGCTCCTCAGCGAAGATCTCCTCCGCCGCCGAGCGTGCGTGGTATCCCGGGTCGATGTCGAAGCGGGACGCCGCGCCAGCTGAGGTGGGTGTCCACAAGACGGTCACGGGCTACCCCCGCTGCGCGATCTTCTGGATCTTCGCGAGGAAGCTGGGGTCGCTGTTCTTCATGTTGATGACGTCTTCGAGGAGGTCCTCTTCGGCCTCGGTGAGCTTGTCCTCTTCGGGGGCATCCACCCACTCCTGCTTGACCTCGGTCGGGTCGCCGAACTCCACGTCGGTGCCCTCGACGGTGTAGGGGACCTTGTGGAACTCGGAGCCCTCACGGCCCTCGACCTCGACGATGATGTAGTCGGTCCACAGCTCCCGGATCCAGCTGTACTCGTGCATCAGGACGGGAGAGTCCATGGAGAACGGCCCATCGCCGTGCTCGGAGCGGTGAGCAGCTTCCTTGGCCTTGCGGATCGCGCGCTCACGGGCGTTCCACGCGCTGCGGATCATCTCGGTGTTGAAGGAGCCGACGTTGGTCAGCATCAGGTACTCGAAGCCGTCGTGGCGGGAGGCCTTGACGATCTTCTTGGCCGCGTTCTTGCCCTTCAGCGCTTCCCACTCGGAGACGGCCTTGGCTGCCTTGCCCCGGGTGTCGGCATCGACGTCGCCACCACCAGCTGCCCAAACCTTGCACCGGGAGACGGCGATGGCAATAGCCTGTCCCTTGGACTTGCCGGACTTCATGACGCCCTTGGCGATGTGGCAGATGTAGTTCGGCAGGCCCCCAGCCTTCTCCACCCAGTTCTTCTTCGGGGAGCTGTCCAGTGAGCACGGTCCCGCAGCGGCGAGCTTGAGGATCAGGTCGATTTCGTTGCTGTCCATGGATCCTCTTTCAGTAGCCAGCAGCTGCGAACTGCTCCTTGAAGTGGAGCAGCAGCATCTGCCGGGTGGGCTTGTCCTCAATCAGCTCGACGCCCTTCATGGCAATGCTGGTGAACTCGTCGAGGAACGCCGCACGCAGCTGCTCGTGGCCAGTGGCCAGAACCTTGTTCCACTCCTTGACCATGTCCAGCCACTGGGCGGTGGCGTCCTTCTCAGAGTTCACGCCGCGCCAGCCGCCGTAGATCTCGTGGTAGCGCAGCATCACGTACTTGGTCGCGATCCGCTCCAGCAGGAACTCCTGCACGGTGTGCATCGGAATGCCCCGGGACTCGGCCTGTAGCTTCCGCACGGACGTCAGGTACAGCTCAGCCAGCTCAGGCTTGGCCAGCACGTCGGCAGGCAGCTGGAAGGCGACCCCCAGCTCGGGGGCCTCATCTTCCGGAGGCAGACTCGTCACACCTCTGAAGATCGGCCCTTCATTCGATACCCCCCACGCGCATGGAGTGGACGGAAGCTCTCGGCGGTGCGGAAGTTCTCAGCGGTGCCGTGGATGCCGTAGACGCCGATGTTGTCGACGCGACTCATTTCAGGAAACACACCGGACAGCCCGAGCTGGGGGAAGATCCGGGTGTTGAGGTTCCAGTCCCATCCCGACTGGTTGCCGGGGGTGCCGTTGAAGGTCGAGTAGTCGTGGTCCCACGTCGGGCCGAGGACGTCATGCCAGACGTTCTTCCACGTGCCCCATATCCACGGGTTGAACTCGGAGAGGACCTGCACCACCTCAGGGTCGGATCCGGGACCGTCGGTGTAGGCGTGCACCGTGGCCACCTCAGAATCATCTCTGAAGGCTGCCTCCGCCCAGTCGAAGTACTCCAGCACGTCGTCGGAGACGCACAGGTCGTCCTCTGCCCGGATGACGAAGTCGAAGTTCTTGAACATCTTCTCGAAGCCCACCCACGGGTGGTGGAGGACACCGTAGCGGGTGGGGTTGACCTCGACGTGGGACGCGAGGTGGCCCATCCTCACGAAGGAGGCCTCGACGATGGCGGCGCACTCCTCCGCCTTGGGTCCGGGCTCGATCATCACGAGGAAGGGCACCCCGAGCACGCCCCGGACGAGTTCCCACGACCGCATGGTCCGGGCCAGCAGCTCGGGCCGGTCGTAGGCGGTGAGGAAGATGGCCTTGGTCATCATGGGTGGACCGCCGTCGCACGGCTGTCGGTGCCGCCGAGTTCGGTGGTGTGTGGCACCTCGCTGACCTCGACGCCCTCCCACCCCTGAGCTGACAGGACCTGATCAATCGCATGGATGGGGACGTTGCCGTACCAGCCGGGCTGGTCCGGGTCATCGTGGTTGACGCCGTGGACGCCTCTCCCGGGGCCTGCACAGGTGACGATCAGCCGACCACCCGGCTTCAGCATCAGGAAGGCGTTGTTGAGGATCTCACGCCAGTACGGGGTGTGCTCCAGCAGCTCGCAGCAGACCACCAGATCCACCGGCTTGCTGGGGCGCACGGTGGCCGCGTTGGCAACCAGATCCACGTCCGGGCCATCGACGGCGTCGATCCCGATGTACTGGGTGCCGGTGAAGAACTGGCGGATCCCTCTGCCGCTGGTGTTGCGGGATCCGAGTTCGATCACGATCATCTCGGGGTCGTGGGTCTCCCACTGGCGGACCCAACTCATTGCCTCTTCGTGCATCAGGACTCCTTCTTGGGGGTGATCACTTGTGCTGCCACCACGCTGTGCCGTTGTCGGCGTTGGCCCAGAAGGTGGTGTGTACGAGTTCTCCGGTGACGACGCGGGCGGGGGCGTTGCAATACGCCGTCAAGTTGAAGATCGCCATGTCCGACTTGGTGGGCCAGCCAGCTCCGGCCCACTGCACCAGCAGTGCGGCGAGGAACGCCTGCACGGTCTTGACGTGGCCCCCCACCAGACCGGCGTTGAGCAGCAGCAGGTCCCGCTCGGAGTCGATGAACAGCTGCTCGATGGGGGAGGGGTGGTGGTTGATGTTGCGCATCCAGTCGCAGCCCACGAGGTGCTGCTCCTCGCTGCCGACATACAGGACGCCTTCCTCCATCTGATCCCACGGCTCCCGGAGCATGGTCACGTCCGAGCCGTCGGTCAGCCACACCTTGTCGAGGCTGTGCTCGTTGAGGTAGAGCCACTGGAGGAAGTAGACCCACCGGTTGAAGTACGGGCCACCGGAGGGGACGTTGGGAGACGCCAGATCGGAGGAGTTGACCAGCTGCACCCCCTGCGGGGTGGTGGTGAGTTCGTCGGCGATCACGACAGGGGTGGCACCCTTGATGGACGCTGCCCACGTTTCCAGAATCGAGGGATCGGCATCCCACTTCCGGCCCCGCATCGGGTCGGGCTCCTTGGTCAGGAGGGAGGTCACGACGACATTCATGAAACGTGCTCCCTCAGGGCAGTGGTGGAGACGAGCACGGATCCTCCGACGTAACGGGTACGGCGGCAGTAGTCCGCCCATGCGTCTGCTCCGTCGTAGACACGTGGGTCGAAGCGGACCTTCATCTCTCCGGACACCACGACGGCGCTGGGGTGAGCCTGATCAGGCTCGTTTCCGAAGAAGGTCTGGTGAGCGCGAGGTCCGATCACATCGAAGAGGTCTGGCTCGGCCATCCACACGTCCAGCGTACGCATGTGGTGCCTGAGGCTGTCCGCGTGGCGCAGGGGCAATGGTGCTGTCGGATCGAGCAGGAGGACGTCCCAGATGGCGTCTGCGGGCTGCTGGGCGGCGATGTGGTCAAGGCCTGCGTTCCACAGCATGGAGTCCCGGTAGGCCCCGAGGATGACCGGATTCTCTGCCGTCCGGCGATGGAAGTGCAGCGGATACTCCGAGACCACCACGGCGCGCTCAGCGGGGACCCGCATGGCTGAATACGCGGAGGGTACGTCCACGAACTTGCCGGACTTCACGATGGACAGGATCCAAAGTTCGGGGAGGCCGGTGGTGGCTGGGACTGTGGGGGCGAGCAAGGATGTCAAGGCCATTCCTCCAAAATAGGTAAGAGTCCCCCCGGCCTCGCGAGCAGCCTACAACGGGAGAACTGAATCGGTGCAAAACTCATACAGATGCAGCCGGAGCAAACCGCTGGAGGTCGGAAAGGCTCATCCTCCGGGGGGTCTGAACCTCCTCAGTGGATGGAGCAGGGACGGCCATCGCCATGACCTTGGGGATGATGTCCTTGCCCTTGGTGAACGCCTCGGTGACCAGCACCAGCGCCATCTCCAGCACCCCTCTGGGGTCGTCGGAGCGGATCTTGGTCTTGACCTCCCACAACACCCGGATCGCAGCAAGCAACCGCTCCGGCTCCAGCTTCAGTGCCAGCCCATGGCGGACCTCGTAGTCCTCCCCCGACACCTTCAGGGTGCCTCCGGCGCGCAGCACCAGCAGGTCCCTCAGGCAGGAGACCAGCTCAGCGGTGATCTGGCCGGGCGAGCCCACCGAGGACAGCTGGGTGTCCAGCACCTCGAAGACCCGGGAGTGGTCGCCGGAGGCGCAGGCCTCCAGCAGGGCTGGTGCCGTGTCGTGCTCCCCCGTCAGGCGCTGGTAGTCAGCCATGGTGGTCACCTGTGCGCGCCACGTCTGGTCCAGTGCCATCAGCGCGGTGCGGACGTTGCCACCTGCCAGCCGGACGATGTGGTTGATCAGGTCGAACTCGGCAGGGATCGACTCCTTCTGGGCGATCACCATCACCCGGTCCAGCACGTCGGCGTCGGGGACGGCGCGGAACTGGAACTCCACCAGCCTGCTCAGCACGGTGCCGGGGATCTTGTGGGGCTCGGTGGTGACCAGCACGAACACGGTATTGCTCGGCGGCTCCTCCAGCGTCTTCAGGAGGGCCTCGAAGCCCTGCCGGGTGATGCTGTGTGCCTCGTCCAGCACCATGACCCTGTGGGCCCCTCCTGTGGAGAACCGGGCCACGTCCAGCAGCTTGCGGATCTGGTCCACGCCCCCATTGCTGGCAGCGTCCACCTCGATCACATCGGAGGCCCCCATCTGGGAGGCGAGCACCCGGGCGGCTGTGGTCTTGCCCACCCCGGACGGGCCGGAGAAGAGCAGGGCGTGTGGGACCCGGTCGGTGTCGACCATCCGCTGGAGCACGGTGGCGTTGAGCCGCTGACCCACCAGATCGGGGAACACCTGTGGCCGGTACTTCAGGGCCAGTGGGGCTGTGTCGGCGTCGCTCATCACTTGCTCGTCACGAACGAGCCGAAGCACCCGGCAGGAGCGTCCTGAAACGGGATGTAGAAGCAGTGCGAGTAGAACCAGAAGCCGTACAGGCACATCACCGCAACCAGCGTGGCGGCTGCCAGCAGGGACACATGGACCTTGACGTTCTCAGGCATGAGGGGCTTCCTGTTCGTCGGCAAGGATGTCCTGCCGGTAGTCGGCGACGACCAAGGCCAGTACCTCACCGATGTCGGTGGCGTGGCCGTAGAAGTGGTCGAACGCGGAGATGATGACCCTCTCGCAGCTCTCGCAGGGCTTGCCGGAGATGAGGCAGTCGGTGTGCACCCCGCCGTGCTCGTGGGCCCAGCGCAGGACCTTGCGGGGCATACCGGGATCAACATTCATTTCAGGAAACGTCCTTCACAACGGTCTTGCCGTTGGTGGTGGAGAAGTTGTAGACCCGGTCGGCGTACTGGGCGAACTCTGGCTGGTGGGTGACCATGATGATCTGGACCCCGGTGCGGTCGACGACCTCGCGCAGGAACTGCCCTGTCGGTTCGAGGTACTCCGCGCTCACGTGGGCGAAGATCTCGTCCAGCACCATGATCGTGGAGTCACGGGGATCGCGACCCATCAGCATGACGACGAACCGCAGCAGGAAGCCGATCACGGCGGCAAGGCCACCGCCCCGGGCGTCCATCACCGGGGTCTCGATGACGTCGTTGCCCAGCGTCGTGCGGACCACGAACTCGACCACTGCGGTCTTGCCCTTCACGGCCTGCACGATGTGGAAGCTCAGGGTGTCGTCGAAGATCATCCGCAGGCCCCGGGTGACCAGCTCCTCGATGCTGGACTGGGCGGCAAGCTGCCGCTCCTCCCCCAGCGAGTTCAGCAGCACCGTCACGCGGTCCAGCTCCTCCACCAGTGCGGACAGGTCTGACACCTCGGTGGTCAGCTCCTTGCCCCGCAACAGCACCGCCCGGACCCCACCCTGCGCCACATCGATCTGCCGACGGCGCTGGCGGGCCCTGACGACCAGCGAATCCAATGTGTCCATGACTACTGGTACGCCTCAGAACGTCGCCAGACCAACCGGGGTGCCCAATGAGTGCATCAATCTCTTTTTCGGAAACGTCTTGGGGGGCGTCGGCGACCACACGCTTGCGCAACCGGGTCGCGTGCTGACGGCTGATGCCGAGCTTCGCCGCCACCTGCGCCGCGCTCATGTAGGCCAGATCCTTGACCATGCCCAACAGCGGCGAGACCCGCTTGGACCGGCAGCCCCCACGGTGGGCCTTCTCGAAGCACTCGTGCTCGGGGTCGTAGTGCTCCAGCGCGTACTCCGCCGCCGAGACAGCCATGTCCGCTGTGAGCAGGTAGGACCGTTCGGTAGCGCCTAACGGTCGGTGGAGCTTCACACTGACCGTGAAGACCCAGTCGCTGAGCATGTCGACATCCGGGAACGGAGTGCTCGTGCGGCGGAAGGTGTGGAGGTACCGGTTGGCGTTGCCCTTCATCCACCCGAGGACGTCAGAAGAGTCGCCACACTCGGGGTAGGGGAACAGCTTCACAACTACTGGTACGCGGATCGGACCCGAAAACGCAGCGAGCCCTCGATCAGAGACCAAGGACTCGATGAGCCTTACTCCCCCTACGGGGGTAGTTAGTTAAAGGTTACATAGTGGTTTACGACTTCGAGCGCAGAAAATCTTCGACGCTGAAGTCCAACGCGGGGGTGTAGTCCCGGTGCCAGTGGATCTCTCCCAAGGGCACCTCATCGGACAGTTCGACGGTCATGGTCTCCAGCGACTCGACGACCTTGAGCCCACGCCTGCCCTCGAAGATCATCGCCATGCACATCTCCTCCAGCAGACCGTCCCGCTTGGCCAGCATGTCGTGCACAGCCTTCGAGATGCTGGCCTCCAGCGCTTCTCCCTCCGGCGTCCCTGACCACATGTACTTCACAGCCGGGACACCGTCGTGTAGGCGGGGAGGGCGCAGTGCTGGCAGGTCGCAGGGACGGTGGTCCTGACCGTGAATGCGGTCCCGAAGTCCACCATCATGGACAGCACCGCCACCAGAGTGTGGTCCTTGCACACGGAGGTCTTCGAGAGCCTCTCTGCCGACCTCACAGCCCCTCCAGAAGGGCGACGTGCCCATAGCCATCCTCCAACTGCTGAACGACCCGCACAGAGGCAGGATCGAGACCGCGCTTCGTAGCTTCCACCCTGCCCACCATCAGCGCTGCCGTGGTGATGTTCTGGGTCAGCGAGCGCTGGCCATCCACGCGCAGGGTGCGCTGGGTCTGGGTGCCCGTCATGCGGGCGAAGATCCGCAGCTGAGGCACGGTTCCCCGAACCTCGCTGCGAACCGTCATGGTTGCCACCATCAGACCTGCACGCGCTTCGGCGAGACGGCGGGCTCGGCGTTCTCCCGGTCGATGGACAGGGTCTGCACGACCTTGGTACGGAAGACGTCCAGCTCATCGGCGGGGATGGCCTTGGTGTCGAGGGAGTGGATGAAGTACTGCGGGAACTGCTCCTCGACGTACTTCTCGGCCAGTGCCTCCATGTCGAGCCTGCGCTGCTCGTTGAGCTTGACGATGATCGCGCCGTACTTGTCGCTGGGGTAGACCAGCGTCTTCTTTCCGGAAAGACCGGCGTCGAGGTGAGCCTTCTTGATCTTGGCGTTGAGGATCTTGTGCTCTTCGGCGAGCGCGGCGATGCCAGCGTCGAGCTGGGCGTAGCGGTCGAGGTCGGCCTGCGTGAGACCGTCGGGCAGTGCAGCCATTGTGATTCCTTCTGTGTTGTTGACCTGTCCCTAACTATAGTCACTTGGGCTCTGCATGTCAACTGTTTCTGGAATCAACCTACCGGTGGGCAAGCGAAAGCCCGGAGGGCCACTAACACCTCCGGGCTTCCTGTCGGCGCAACGCGACTGCGCGCAGCCTATGACCAGTGGTCCGTCGTCTGCTGGATGATGCCCATCACCCCTGCGTCCGTGTCGTCGATCAGCAGCGGCGTGCGGTTGGCCTTGGTGTCCCCGCCCATCCTCAGCATCAGCGTGTCGGCGATGCACACCTCCAGCAGATCGGTGAGGTAGTGATGGTTGTAGAAGACCTCCTTCGGCTTGCCCTTCCACTGGCACTCCACGACCTCCTGCGCCGTGTTGCCTGCCCGGTCCCTACTCTTGACCTCCAGAGCCCAGTCCGTGGCGCTACGGGCCCCCCTGACGATGCTGAGGGACACCACGGCGATGTCAGGGTCGGCGTTGATCCGCACCCGCTTGATCGCCTCGTACAGCTCGTTGCGATCCACCAGCAGCCCGAGGGTGTTGGTGATCTGCGGCCCGAGCAGCAGGGACTGCACGTCAGGGAACGGCAGGAGCATCCTCTGGGCCACGATGGAGTCGGCCCCCACCCGGAACACCAGATGGCGCTCGTCGAAGCCCATGAGCAACTCGTCGGCCCCGTCGAGGGCCTTGATCAGCTCGTCGACCGTCCGCACCGGGATGGTGGTGTCCATGGCCGGGTCGAGCCCCGCCACGGTGGCCTTGTGCAGCCGTCCCCCGTCGCAGGCGACGATGGCGGAGTCCTTGACCTTGACCTGCATCAGGGACACCCGGGCGTCTGAGGTGGAGGCAGCCTTGCGGGCAGCCATCAGGGCGCACAGGAAGGGAACCACCGGCACAGGAGCCAGCTTGATTCCAGAAACCTCGTCGAGCCCCAGCAGGTTCATTTCCCCCACAGGTACCTGCACGGTCCAGCGGGCGCGGCCCGAGCGCACCAGAGCGGTGGAGCCCACCACAGTGATGTCGACCCGGGTGGTCGGAGCCAGCTTCAGGATGTCCAGCATCCGCTTGGGCGGCAGCAGGACAGCGCCGGGCACCTTGACGTCGACACCGTCCTCCACCACGGAGACCGTCTGCTCCCCGTCGGTGGCCGTGATCCGGAGATGCGCGGCCACCTCGGAGGTGGTGGGAACAGCCTCGAACAGCGCGAAGGCCGTGCCCGGCACGATCTCCCGGACGGGTGTGACCCCGTTGGCCCGGGAGAACAGCGCCTTCAGCTTGGCGACGTCGGCCTTGATCGACAGCGACGCCGACGACGGCAGGATCTCGGGGACAAGGTCGTCCTCCAGCTCGCTGAGTTCGAGCAGGCTCATCTGGTCAGACATAGAGCTTCACCAGCAGGGCGTTGATCAGGTCGTGGGTGGCGTCGATGTAGTCGTAGAGGGTCTCGTTGCCCCCCTTGTTGAGCTTCTCGACCTTCTTCAGGAGCTTGGCCAGCTCCTTCTTGGTGGGTACTCCCTGACCGCTGCCGCTGCGCTCGTACGAGGCGTCTTCGACTGCCTGTTTCAGAACCTTGTTCATGAGGCCTCCCAGCCCGGGACGATGGTGGTGGGGATGCCGTGACTCTGCCAGAGCTTGATCACGGCGGGGTTGTCGTCAAACGCACGGATCGGGGTGTAGCCCAGATCGAGGATGCGCTTCAGGATGTCGGCCTTCACGAAGAAGTCCGGACGCTGGTCATCATCGTTGCGCATCCACAGGCCGTCGCTCGGCACATCGTGCATGGCCAGCCACCACGCGGTGTGATTCCGGAAACGATGCACCCGGGCGGTCACCACGAGGATGGCCACCCCGGAGGCGTGCAGAGCCTGCGCGCGCTTCACCACCCACTGGTTGGCGGGCACGTTCACGCTGGCGCGGTGGAAGGCGTCGAAGTTCCTGACGGGTCCGTTCACGAAGTGCCGGATGCTCCGCACGTCAGCGAGCGTGCCGTCCATGTCGAAGATTGCAGCTCGCATCGGGAGCCTCCTTTCAGGAATCGCGGGTGACGTCGAGGATGGCATCCAGAGCCTCAAGGTAGGTCTCACACACCTTGGACCCCATCAGGCCGGAGAGCATCCGGTCGGACTGGTAGTTGGCGATGTACTCGACGTTGCTGCGGGCCATCACGACCACGAGGTGGGTCGGGTGGTTGTAGTTCGGGTTGTCGTAGCTGACCACCCGGTGGGCGGTGCTGTAGAGGTACCGCTCGACGGTGGCGGCTGGAGCATTGGTGACGACCAGCCAGCGGACGTTCGGATCCCCGCTCACTTCGCGTCCGTCCGCATCCAGATGGCCACGACGGCACCCCGGTTGGCCGAGTTGTTGCTCGGCTTGTAGTTCCCGGTCTTGCGCATCAGGCCCCTGCGAGAGGCGGAGGAGAACAGCGCACCGACGGCGTTGTTGCGGTTCGGCGTGTCGGTGTCCGGGTGGGGCAGGTCGACAGCCCTCACCAGCTCGTTGGCGGAGAAGAGCGTGCCTGCCGGGAGCTTGACGATCCACGCGTTGGCGCGCTCGGCCCATGCCGCTGCTCCGGTGAGTGCCTTGGTCTGGCCCTCCTCCTTCAGCATGAGGCCCTTGGCCAGACCCTTGAGGCCTCGGTCGGTGTTGCTCAGCAGCTTCTCCGGCATGGTGTCCATCGGCACTGCCGTGACGACGATGTCGGCTTCCTCCGCGAGGAACTGAGCCACCCTGACCTCGACCCCGGTGTAGGGAGCGTCCACGAGCTTGGGGGTCGTGCCCTTGATCATCACCAGTTCGCCGGGCTGCATCCCGCTCAGCGGGAGAGCGTCCTGCACGGGCTCGGTGATGGGTGCCGGGGGCTGGCCGGGGAGACGCCGGGTGACCGCGATGGGATTGGCCATCAGGCCCCTGCGCAGCTTGTCGTACTTGCCCTTGCTCATGCTGACCGCCTTGTTTCGTGAATCTGGGTTGACGTCTCTAGTATAAGACTGTCCTTACCTAGAGTCAAGCTCGATGTCAGAGAGATCGTCAGGGACCTTCGAGATGTGGGCGAGCTGGAGATGCTCAACAGCCTTCTCCCACGCAGAGAACCCCATGACGCACACCGTGCAGATCACCAGCGGTGAAGGCTCAGGAGCGGTGTTGGAAAGGGCAGCGTAGATCACCAGCCCTCCCACCAGCAGGACAGCACCGACGGTGACGAGAGCTGTGATCACGCCCCGGCCTCTACCAGTGAGGCCTCGATCTCGGCGACGGCGGAGTCCAGTTCGGCCCGCAGCTCGGTGAGCTTGGACTTGGCTTCCTCGTTGGTCTCGACGCCGAACTCGTCCTTCAGCACCTTGCGCGCATCCGCGAGCCGGGACTTGGCGTTCTCCAGCTCGACGGCGGAGCGTGCCTTCTTGTTCTGCACCTGCGCGATGGCCCCACGGACCTCACGGATCTGATCTTCAATAGCGGCCATGGTTGGCCTCCTCTCCCCTCACTGATACGCCTCTCAGGCGCTGAGGCTCAGAACGAACTGGTTGTAGTACCTGTCACCCTCCAGCTTGAAATCAGCTAAGGGATGTCTGGACACGAACTCTCTGGCTGCTGCACAGGACCTACAGGCTCGGCGACCGTTCTCCCACTGCCGTAAGCAGAGATTGGGTTCCTGCAAGGGATGGCCCCGAGGGCAGTGTGTTCGATTCCGCTTGGTATCAGTTCCATGGGCAATCTGGTCCAGTCGGTTCTCCGAGTGAGTTCCCCACTGAAGATTGGACACCCGGTTGTTGTCTCGGTCCCCGTCTAGGTGCCTGCACTCCAGCCCCTCAGGACGAGGTCCATGGAAGGCCTTGGCCACCAAGGAGTGAACCGCAGGAAGTGACGTCTTGCTCCTGTAGGACACCGCCACCAACCAGTAACCTCTGGGGCCCATGAAGGGAACAAGAATCCTTCCCGGATAACTTCGCTTCCCTCCAGTGGAGTAGGTGACAACGCGAGCCAGAGCCCGAACTCTGCCGAGATCGGACACCTCGTAGTAGCCCCCATACCCCAAGATGGGAAGCCATGTCTCAGTCACATTGAGATCCTCTTCTTGCCCTGCTTATCAATGATGGGCTCGAACTTGGTACACGCATGACGTGTAGGACAAAAACCGCAGGGACCAGTTCCCTCGACCGGGGTCTTGATGTCCAGCAGGATGTCGTTGGCCATGCCGAGGATCCTCTGGAGGAGCTGGTTTCTGGAATCGACGGTCGGCTTGTAGGCCTTGACCCGCTCCTTGCACAGCGGCTGGAAGAGCCCGGTCATGGCCGTGGCCTGCCCGAACATCAGCTCAACGGCGAGATCGTAGAAACCGAGCTGGCCGACGGTCTTGCGCCAGTAGGACTCGTCCTTGGTGTGCTTGACGTCCCAGACGATCCAGCGGCCCTTGTCGTCGCGCACGAGGATGTCCATGTAGCCGTTGAGGATGATCTGCTCGGGCTCCCCAGTGCGCGGGTGGTTGATCAGGATCTCCGCCTCGAAGTGCTTGTCGGCCTCGAAGTCGAACGGCACGACGTACTTCAGCAGGATCGGCTCGATGGCCTTCACCGCCTCGGTGCAGTCGGCCACCACCAGCTTGCGGTCCCCGGGGTTG